ATGCCCGAGTTCCTCACACGACGCCAAGGGTTCTGGCACTTCGTCCGGCGCGTCCCGGAAACGTTCGCAGCCTTCGACCAACGCGGTATCGTCAAGCGCACAACCCACATCCGGATCGCCGACGACCCGAGGGGCGTACGCGCAGCGCGTGCCGCGGCGCAGATGAACGGCGAGCTGGAAGCCTACTGGCAGGGTCTCGCCGGCGGCCAGAGCGCGGAGGCGAAGGCGCGCTATGAGGCCGCGCGCAAGCGCGCCCGGCAGCTCGGCTTCAGCTACATGCCGGCTGGGGAAGTGGCGACCCAGCCTCTAGCCGAGATCCTGGCCCGGATCGAAGCCCTGTCCGCGCGCAACGCAGCCGACGACCCGGCGACCCGCGCGGCCGTGCTCGGCAAGGAGCCGGTGCCGGCCGTGATGCTGTCGCAGCTGTTCGAGCAGTACGAGACCCTGACGAAGTCCTCGCGCCAGGACATGTCGCCCGACCAGCTGCGCAAGTGGGGCAACCCGAAGAAGCGTGCGCTCGCCAACCTGCTGAAGGTGATCGGCGACAAGCCCGTCACGGAGCTCACCCGCAACGACGCCCTCGACTTCCGGGCCTGGTGGCAGGAGCGCGTCCTCGTCGAGGGCATCGAGATCGGCACGGCCAACAAGGACGTCGGCCACATCAACCGCATGCTCCGGCAGATCGAGCGCAGCCACCGGCTTGGCATGGGGCCCGTCTTCGCCGAACTGCGGCTGGAGGGCGAGACGCAGGGCCAGCGCGTGGCCTTCACGGCCGAGTGGGTGCAGACCCGCATCCTGGCGGACGGCGCCCTGGATGCGCTCAACCCCGAGGCCCGGCGCATCCTCTACATCATGGCCGAGACGGGGATGCGGCTGTCCGAGATCTGCAACCTCACGGCCGAGACGATCCGGCTGGACCATGCGGTGCCGCATGTCGTGGTACGGGCGGACGGCCGGCGGATGAAGACAGAGCAGTCGGCCCGGGAACTGCCGCTGGTCGGCGTGGCGCTGATGGCCGCGCAAGCGCAGCCGGAGGGCTTCCCGCGCTATAGAGACAAAGCGGCATCGCTCTCGGCGATCACCAACAAGGTAATGCGCGCGGCCGGCTTGCTGCCCCTGCCTGGACAGTCCGCCTACTCGTTCCGTCACTGCTTCGAGGACCGGCTAACGGCCGTCGAGGCGCCCGAGAAGCTGATCGCGGCGATGATGGGCCACAAGTACCAGCGACCGCGCTATGGATCTGGCCCGAGCCTGTCGCAAAAACGCGAGTGGCTTCAGCGGATCGCGTTCAACTCACCAGCACGGGTGTAGGGACGGGCACACTACAGAAAAAATTTCGATATGCATAATTGTTGAAGTCGCTCAGGATCGAGCCTGGATCCAGCCGGAATTATAATCCTTCAGCATACGCTCGGCCCTTTGCCGTGGCGTCCCGATCCGGCGCGCCTCGATCAGCTCGGCTTCCAGCCGCTCCAGAATCGGCATGTAGGCCTCGGTCCCGTCCTGGACCACGATGGACGCGAGCAGCACCAGCGCCCGTTCGATGCGCTCGGGCGTGATCGGCTCGGGAGAGGGGAGGCGCGTGCCAAGCCTCATCGCCGCTCCTGGAGCAGCGCGGCGCGCAGGTTCGACGGCTCGGAAAGCGCCGCCTCCGGCATTCGCCAGAAAGGTGGAGCGGCGCCCCAGGAGACCGAACGGAGAGCGTCGCCCTCCGAACGGGGACGCTGGACGCGAGGCGGAGTCACGGTATCGCCCCAGCGCAATCACGCATGTCCGCCAGCGCATCGTCAGCGATCTGGAGCGCCGCGAGGGCGGCGTCACACTTCTCGGCGATGGGAGCGAGGAGCGTCCGGACGCTGTCGAGCGCGCAGGCGAGGAGTTCCGCGGCTTCGGCCGGCGCCAGCGGCGCAGCGGCGTTGACGCGACCGAGGAGGAGGGCGGCGACTGCCTGTGCGGTCGGGTCCGGCCATGTGCCCTCGGTGTTCACCGTAAAGACCTCGCGGCCGTCTGCGTCGCGGACCACGCCAGCCTCGTCCTGGTTCTCGCTCAGGGCTAGGGGCAGGCGGATGCCATGCCGGGCGAAGGGATCGGCCCCGCTCACGGGATCGCCTCCGTGAGCGGGCTGGTGCCAATATCGAACCCGGGGGCTGCCATCAGCAGGCCGCCCGCACCGGCTGCACCTCGCCGCCGACGATCAGCCGGCCCTCGGCGGAGAAGGCGTAGGTGATCCCAGCGACGCTCGGCAGCGTGACGGTCTCGATGCGCCGCAAGGCGGGCTGGACGGTGGCCGGCGGCTCGCCGATCAGTCGGCCGATCAGGGCGGCATCGCCCGCGACGTAGAGGCGTGAGGCGGTCTCGCCCGAGAGGCGCCGGCGCGTGATCGAGGCGCCGGTGTCGACAAGCGCGTGACGGAGCGCCCGCACCGTCTTCTCGAGCGCCTTGGGCGAGCGCTCCAGGGCGGCGGCGAGGCTGGCGTAGCTGTGGGGCTCGCCGGAACGCGCGAGGGCCCGCAGGACGCGGCGCAGGGCCGGGGTGAGGGCCGGAGCAGCGGGGCTCATCGCGCCTCGCCCCGGGCGAGGGCCTCCGCGTTCCACCGGGCGATGTCGGCGCGCTCGCCCCCGTTCCGGGCGGCCTCGGTAGCCGTGGCCGCTTCGGCCCGGATGCGCTCGCAGGCCGCATCGACCGCCTCGTGGCCGACCGGGCCGCGGGCAGCCCGCGCCTCGGCCAAGCGGCGTTCGCGCTCGGCGGCCCGCCGCTTGTGCCGCTCGGAAAACCATTCCAGCGACGGCCGCCGCGAGGACCGGCCTGCGGCCTTGGCGGCCTCGTATTGGGCGTAGGCGCCCGTGCTCGCCGGATGGATGCCGGCCATCACGCGGCCCCGCGGATCAGCAGGCCGGCCAGCGTCCCGATGAGGAGGCCGAGGGCGGTTGCGAGAATCAGCACGACGGCGTGGGCGACGATCCGGCCGAGGTTCAGGCGGGCGCCCAACGGGGGCGGCATGGGTGCGTCCTCGTCAGCTAGCTGCGGAAATTCGGCGAGCCGCGCCCGGAGGGCCGGCAGGTAGCTCGGGCCGTCCAAGTGAAGGTCGGTGGGGTTCGGCATGAGGCCATCCTTGGGGAATGGCGACACCCTAAAACCCTGGTTGTTGGTTGTCAATTACCAGAGTTGCCCCCGCCGTTGTGGTTGTTATCCCACAGCTTCCTCTCCGCTGGCCCACTTGACGCTACGTGAACAAATAAGGAACATTTCCACCACGGGTTCAGCATGGAGAGCAGCCGGTGGTGACGGTGCATGGCGGACGCCACACCTATTACGTGGTGCAGTCGTTCTCTCTGGCCGACGGGGGCTACGTCATGGACGAGCCGATCGAGGCGCGGTCCGAGGAGGCAGCCCTGGCGGTCGCCCGCCGGATCGCTGGGACCAAGGCCGTCACCCTCGCGTTCTCGCGCGCTGGCGATCCCGAGACCGGCGAATTCGAAGACGCGGTGCTGATCTTCAGCGACGGGGAGCTACCCGAGGAACTGGCTGGGGCGCTCTGCGCCTGAGGCTACTTCCGGAAGTCCTTGGACACGATCCGGTGGCAGGTCGGCCACTCGTCGCGGGACAACTCGAAAGTCCGCGCCGGGTTGAACTGCTGGACGCGCCACGCCTCCGCGCTGGAGCCGACGAGCCGCTTGACCATCGCCCGCGGTTCGTCCCCGGCGCCGGAATAGAACACGCAGGGCGTCGCGGACAGGCCGGGCAGGCGCGGGTTGACCATCAGGGTGTCGCCGGGCTCGAACTCCGGCGACATCGATTCGCCGACGAGGTAGATCGCGTAGCCGTCCTTGACGCCCTGCAGGGCGGGCGGGCGCTTCACCGTCCCGATCGGGTCGCGCTCGATGAGGAGCGAGCCTTCCCCGCCCTCCGCCGAGGCGAAGAGCGGCACGTCGCCGACGAGCCCCGCCGCGGCCGCCCAGTAGGCCGGGTCCTTCGCGAAGTCCGGGACCGGCATCGACGCCTGCCTCGGGGCTTGCGCCGGCCGGCCGTCCTGGCCGCCAGAGGCGCTGTCCGGGAAAAGCGCCGGGTCGAGGCCGAGCACCTCGATCAGCCGGGCGAGGTGCGCGGTGCTCTCGACCTGCTTGAGCTCGATCTTGGCAATCGTCGCCTGGGAGGTGCCGACCTCCTTCGCCAGCCGGGCCTGGCTGAGCTTCTTGGCGAGCCGCCCCTCGCGGATGATGTCCTGCCAATCCATGGGGCGACAGTCTAAAACCTCGGTTGTGGCCGCGCGCGCATATTCCGGTTGTTGACAACCAACAACCGAGGCGGTTATGTCCACGGTCATGACCGTGCGATCCCTCATTCAGGCCGCGATCACGCTGGCCGGCTCGGAAGCGAAGCTGGGCGAGGCCTGCGGCGTCTCCCAGAGCGCGATCTGGAAAGCGAAGAAAGCCGGGCGCGTGTCCGGCGAACTGGCCGTCCGGATCGACCGGGCGACCGGCGGCGCGGTCCCGAAACACCGGCTGCGGCCAGACCTCTGGGAACAGCCTGCGGCCGGCGGTAGCGCCACCGCGGGTGCCCTCGGGCACGGGGTGGCCGCATGATGATCCGGAGATCCCCTCCGCTGTCGCGTCCGGCCATCCGGGCCGTCCTGCGGGACCGGCGCCTCGCCGCGATCCTCTTCTGCCTGCTCGCCTGGGGTGTCGGAACGGCCGGGTGCTGGTCGAAGCGCACGTCGCAGCAGCCCTCGCCCACGCAATCGGAGGCCGGCTGAAGCCACCCCTCCACCCGTGTTCCGGGTCCCGGCGACCGAACGGCGCCGACCCCGGATCGCGCCCGGCCGGTCCCTTCCGCCCCCATCCGCCCGGCCGGGCGCACCCTCGTCACCACCGGAGGCAGCCATGAGGACGACCCGTCGCAAGATCCGCTACCGCCTGCGCGCCGACGGCCGCTGCGAGGTGTGCCTGGCCGACGGGTGGGTGACGCTCCTGCGGGTGGCGCGATGAGCGATTGCGGCCTGTCCTCGCTCGCCGCCCGGCTCCACGCGGCGGCCTCGCATGCCGGCGTAGTCGCGCGCGGGACCGAAATCCTGGCGGCGCGGATGCAGGTCGGCCTGCCCGCGAGCATGGGCTGCGCAGGCCTCGACGAGGCGGTGCAGCACCATGCCGAGCAGGCGCAGGTCCTGGCCGACGCCCACGCCTTCGTCCTCCGCTGCGCGGCCCAGCCCGCGCTCCTGCCGCTTCTCGCCGCGCTGGAACGCGGCGAAGCGGTGGTTCCGGAAGGCGGCGCCGGACAGCGGCCGGCCATGGCCGCCGCCGGCGTTCTTCCCCACGCGACCGTCCAGCCTCGTCAGCTTTGGTCGCGTGCCCTCGACTCCGTCCGTCCGGGACACCGCAAGTCCTCCGGCCCTGCTGCTCATGCCTCTGCGCTCTCCCCGGCGAGTGCAGAGGACCACAGGAGCGGCCCAAGGTGTCGGGATTCTCACCCAAGCTCTCGGGAGACCATCCCGAGCGTCACGAGGGTAGCATGACTGCTCAGGCAGAGGCGCGTCAGCTCGTCGAGCTGATCGCCGGGCCGGTCCGGCTCGGCGAGAACGTGAAGGCCGCGCTCGCGCGGGTCGCACGGCTCACGGGCCTCGGCGACCGCCGCGTGCGTGGTATCTGGAACGGCGAGGCCCGCCGCATCGAGGCCGGGGAGATGGACCGGCTGCGCCAAGCGGCCCTCGATGCCAGCACCCTAGAGGATGTCGATCGTGCGTACCGTGCCCACCTTGCCCGGCTCCGGGCCTGCCAGGAGGTCCTCGGACAAGGATCCTTCGGGCAAGCGGCCCTTCGCCTTCCGGCCGCGGACGATGCTGGCCGGGTGGATCATGCGGAGCTCGGGCTGGCTGGCGCTCAAGATCGCCCCGTGGATCGGGGAGGGCGCCGATGACGCCGGAGGTGCGCCTCCTCGGGATTGATCCCGGTCTCACCGGAGCCCTCGCGCTCCTCGGCCTGACCGCCGGCGGCCCGTCGCTCGCCATCGCGGACATGCCGGAGGTCCACAAGACTGTCGACGCGGCCGCCCTCGCGGACCTGATCCGCCGCTGGCCGCGTCCCAACTTCATCGTGCTCGAGGAGGTCGGCCCGCAGCCGCGCGACGGCGTGCGGCAGGCCTTTAGCTTCGGGCAGTCCTACGCCACGGCGCGCACCGTCGCGCTGATGCTGGAGATCCCACTCCACCTCGTGCGCCCGCAGGCCTGGAAGGGCCACTTCCGGCTGCGCGGTGGCCCCGAGGGCAAGGAAGCCGGCCGCGCCCTGGCGCTGCGCCGCTTCCCGGCGAACGCGAATCTGTTCGCGCGCAAGAAAGACCACAACCGGGCGGAGGCGGCCCTGCTGGCGCTCTACGGCGCCGAGCGGCTCCTGCCCGCGGGCTCGCTTCCCGATCCGGACCGGGTCGGGGGCGTGGCGACGGCCGGGGGCGTGGCGGCCCCCGGCCAACCAACCCCTTCACCAAGGGCAGCCGGAAGCCTGAGCTGAAACCTCGGCTCAAGGCGCGATACCTGATCTCCGCTCCGGTCGCCCCGGACCCACAGGAGCAGGCACGACTAAGGAAACGACATGTCGATCTCGCTCAAGAGCTTGCGCAAGCGCACCAACGAAAGTGCCGCGCGCATCCTGATCTACGGCCCGGAGGGCATCGGGAAGACGACGCTGGCGGCGGAGTTCCCGGAGGCCGTGTTCATCCAGGTCGAGGACGGCACGCCGTCCGGCGTCACCATCGATTCGTTCGGCGTGCTCACCACGTTCGAGCAGGTGATGGAGGCGATCGGCTCGCTCTACCAGGAGGAGCATTCCTTCCGCACGGTGGTGGTCGACGGCCTGGACCGCCTCGAGCCGCTGGTCTGGGCCCGGGTCTGCGAGCTGCACCAGTGGCGCTCGATCGAGGCGCCCGGCTACGGCAAGGGCTACAAGGAGGCGGACTACCTCTGGCGCGACTTCCTCGACGGCCTGAATGCGCTGCGCACGCAGCTCGGCATGACGGTCGTGCTGCTCGCCCACTCGGCGATCGACCGCTTCGACGATCCCCAGACCGCCAGCTACTCGCGCTACGACCTGCGCCTGCACCAGCGGGCCAGCGCCATCGTCAAGGATGAGGCCGACGCCATCCTGCTCGTGAAGCAGGATGCCTCGATCAAGAACGAGGACCAGGGCTTCGGGAAGAAGCGCGCCCAGGCCGACGGCGGCGGGCAGCGCTGGATCTACACCGAGGGCCGGCCCGCCTTCGTGGCGAAGAACCGCTTCGGCATGCCCGAGAAGCTCATGTTCCAGCCCGGCCGGGGCTTCGCCGAGCTGTCGAAGTACCTGCCGGATGCGCAGGCGCCGGCTGCCGACGCGGCCTGATTCCCCACCAGCGAAGGAGACACGCACGATGGCGAACCTCGGCGAGAGCATCGACGTCGACAACATTGAGGTCGACAACAATTTCGAGCCGCTGCCGGCCGGCGAGTACATGGTCCAGGTCACTGACAGCGACGTGGTCGAGACCAAGGCCGGCAACGGCCTGATCCTGAAGCTCACCTTCGAGGTGATGGACGGGCCGAGCGCCGGCCGCAAGGTCTGGCTCAACCTCAACTACAAGAACCCCAACGCCACCGCGCAGCGCATCGCGCACGAGCAGATCAAGCAGATCTGCGACGCGGTCGGCTTCGCCGGGCACCTCACCGACAGCGAGGTGCTGCACTACAAGCCGATCCGGACGCGCCTGACGATCAAGCAGGACCCCGAATACGGCCCGCGCAACGAGATGAAGAAGTTCTCGCCCCTCGCCGGCACCGCCCCGCCGCCCGGCAAGACCCAGCCGCAGGGCGAGCCCTCGACGGCGCGCCAGACCCAGAACGGCGGCGCGGCGGCCACCTCGCGCCCCGGCACCGGCGGGCGGCCCTGGGGCAACCGAGCGGCCTGACGAAGCCGGAGCGGCCGGCGCTCGGAAGGGACGCCAGGAGCCGGCCGCTCCACCCCGCACCCTGAGGATACGGAGACGCACGATGCGATTCGCGCGCAGGGCGGAGCTATGCCCGAAATCTGGAGAGAATTGGCCGATCGGACTGCAACCCTGCCGCGCCTGCGGGTCGACCGCCGCGGTGATCGAGCTGCGCCCGGGCGCGGTGCGCCTGCGGCGCCTGTGCTGCCAGGGCGATCCCATCACGCTGCCGGAGGCCGGCAACAGCGTGACGGAGGTCCGCCGCCATGGCTGAGCTCCCGCCGATCGAGGCGCCGACCGTGTCGGCCGTCTACGCCGCGCTCCAGCGCAACCGCCGCGACGAGGATCGCGGCTATCTCGGGATGTCGCAGTTCGGCACCGAGTGCGACCGCGCGCTCTGGTACGGCTGGCGCAAGGTCCACGATCCGGAACCGCTCGACGGCCGGCGCATCCGGCTGTTCGAGACTGGGCACCTCGAGGAAGGGCGCCTCATCGGCGACCTGCGGAGCGCCGGCATGGTTGTCGCCGACGCCGTTCCGCAGACCGGCCGGCAGTTCGGCGTGTGGTCGATCGGGGGCCACCTGCGCGGTCACCTGGACGGCAAGGTCGATGGCGTGCCGGACGCGCCGAAGACGACGCATGTCCTCGAATGCAAGACGCACAACGACAAGAGCTTCAAAGCCCTGCTGAAGGACGGCGTCGCCAGGTCGAAGCCGGGTCACTTCTCGCAGATGCAGTTCTACATGCATTTCACGGGGTTGACGCGGGCGCTCTACGTCGCCGTCAACAAGAACGACGATCAGCTCTACGCCGAGCGGGTCCGCTACGACGCGACGGCCGCGTTGCAGCTGGTCGCCCGGGCGGAGCGCATCATCCGGGCGGACCAGCCCCCGGCGAAGCTGCATGATGACCCGACCGCGAAGGCCGCCTTCGCCTGCGGCTGGTGCCCGGCCCGGACGGTCTGCCACGAGGGCGCCTGGGCGCGGGTGAACTGCCGGACCTGCCTGCACGCGACGCCGGTGGTGGACGATAGCGATGCCGGGCGTTGGCACTGCGCCCGGCACGACATCCACCTGACCCCGGACGAGCAGCGCCGCGGCTGCCACCAGCACCGCTACGTGCCCGGCCTCGTGCCCGGTGAGCAGGTCGACGTCGACGAAGGCCGCGAGACGATCACCTATCGCCTCGCCGACGGCAGCGCGTGGGTCGACGGCGCCGGCGCCGCGGGATGGCGCCCGTGAGCCTCGACGCCGCGGCCGCCCGGACGACGGTCCCGATCGAGAAGCTGCCGGCGCGGGTGCGCCGGATCGTCGAACGCTGCCGGGCTGGGCAGACCCTCTGCCTCGGCCACCGCGTGCGCGAGATCGGGCCACCCCTGTGCTGGTTCGAGCCATCGGGGCGGCCGACGCGGCACCGCAGCGCGCTGGACGCGATCGCCTCGGGCCACCTTGTCCCAAGCGCCGACGGCCTGTTCGGCAGGGGAACCGCCCAGACCTGGCGGGTGGGCGAGGGGGAGCGCGGGACGGAAACGGGTGTCCCTGGCGGGTCGTCTGCCGCGGCAGCGGAGTAGCGGCCATGTCGCGCTTCCGCTCCATGCCGATCTTCCGGCCCGGCATCGTCGGCGTGTTCACCATGGGCGCGGACGCCGTGATCCTTACCAAGGCCATGAAGAAGGTCCCGGAGGCCAGCGAGGCCGCCCGGGCGCTGGGCGACCCGTTCAACCGCGCCCGTCGCGAGCGGGCGCTGCGGATCCTCGAGGCGCTGCCCGCGCGCCGGCAGGCCCGGATCCTCGCCGAGTACGACCGCAAGCGCCGCGACGGAGACGACGAATGATGCCGGGATCCGACACGCTCTTCGAGCGCCGGCCTGCAGCTGCGGCCTTGCGGTCGCGCGCCTACCAGATGGAGACGGTACAGGCGCTCCTCGACTACTGGCGGGCCGGCGGCGGCAACCCGCTCGTCGACCTCGCCACCGGCACCGGCAAGTCGGTCTGCATCGCCCAGGTCATTGACCTCGTCCTGACCGAGTGGCCCGACATGCGGGTGCTCGTGCTGGTCCACGTCAAGGAGCTCGTGGCGCAGAACGTGAAGGCCCTGCTGCGCCTGCGCCCCAACGCACCGGTCGGCATCAACGCGGTCGGCCTCGGGCAGCGCGACCGGCACGCACAGGTGCTGTTCGCCTCCATCCAGAGCGTCTACCGCGAGGACGGCTACTCGCTGGGCAAGCGCGACTTGGTGCTGATCGACGAGGCGCATCTGGTGCCGAAGTCGGGCGACGGCATGTACCGCACCCTCGTCGAGAAGCTGCGCGAGCGAGTGCCGGACCTGCGCGTCGCCGGCTTCACCGCCACGCCCTACCGGCTCGACAGCGGGCGCCTCGACCAGGGCGACGACCGGCTGTTCGACCGCATCGTCTACACCTACGGCATCGGCGACGCGGTGCGCGACGGCTGGCTGGCGCCGCTCGTCAGCAAGGCGACGCTCACCGGCTTCGACCTCTCGGGCGTCGCGCGCCGCGGCGGCGAGTTCGTGGAGGGCCAGCTGCAGGCGGCCGTCGACCAGATCGACGTGACCAAGGCGGCCTGCGACGAGATCGTGGCGCTCGGCCGGGACCGGCAATCCTGGCTCGCCTTCTGCGCCGGCGTCGAGCACGCGCTGAACGTGCGCAACGGCTTGCGCGCCCGCGGCATCGCCGCCGAGACGGTGACCGGCGAGACCCCGGCGGGAGAGCGCGACCGGCTGGTGGCGCAGTTCCGGGAAGGCCGCATCCGCTGCCTGACCAACGCCATGGTGCTCACCACCGGCTTCGACGCACCCGGCGTCGACCTCATCGCCATGCTGCGGCCGACCCTTTCCACCGGCCTCTACGTACAGATCCTGGGGCGCGGCACCCGGCCGGTCTACCCGGACGGCTTCGACGCGAACGAGGCAACCCCGGAGGAGAGGCGGGTGGCGATCGCCGAGAGCGTCAAGGCCAACTGCCTCGTGCTCGACTTCGCGCAGAACGTCCTGCGGCACGGGCCCGTGGACGCGCTGACACCGACGGCTAGAAGCGGGCCGGCGCGGGCGGCCCCGGAGATGGCGGTGAAGCCGGAGACGGTCCGGGCGAAGGCCTGCCCCCATTGCAGCACCCTCGTCGGCCTCGACGAGTACGCCTGCACCGCCCCCGGCTGCGGCTTCGAGTGGGAGCGGCCGGTGCCGAAGCACGATCCGGTGGCGGATGCCGAGCGGCCGGTGATGCAGGGCGCGCCGCCCCCACCGCCCGACCCGTGGGTGCCGGTGACCGGCATGGGGGCGGCGCGACACGTCAAGCGGTTCGAGCCGGAGGCGCCGCCGACGCTGCGGGTGGAGTACGCCTGCGGGTTCGTCAGCCATGCCGAGTGGGTGTGCTTCGAGCACCGGGGCGTCGCCCGGGCCAAGGCCGAGAAGTGGTGGCGCGACATGCGCGGCCGGCAGCCGGCCCCGGCGAGCGTGGACGAGGCGCTGGAGCGCCTCGAGGACGGCGAGCTCGCCCGGCCGAGCCACATCGTGGTGAAGCGGGAGGGCCAGTTCGCCCGGGTCGCCAGCCGCCGGTTCGCGCCCGACGAACTCGCCCGTGTGCGCGCCTACGCGCCCCGCTCCGTCACCGAGCGCGAGGACGCCGCTTGGTGGCGCGTGCTCGGCCTCGACCCCTTCGCCCACGAAGACGAGGTGCGGGCGGCGTTCCGGCGGCTCGCGCGCGAGCACCACCCGGACCACGGCGGCTCTCACGCCGCGATGACCAACATCAACCGCGCCTACGTCGAGGGCTTGCGCGCCGCGAGCCCCACCGACGTGCCGTTCTGATGTCGGCGGGAGGAAAGGGCGATGCCGTGGCGCGGGTGAAGGGCGACCGCGAGCCGGTGATCTGCGGCGTGTGCCGGCGCCGGGCGAATACCGGCTTCGGCTGGGCCGGGAAACAGGGCCGCCCGGTGCTGTGGCTGTGCGACAGCCCGGAATGCGGCCGGGCCGCGAGGAGCGTGTACGAGATGCCGACCATCGAGCTGGATCGATACGAGCAGCGGGCGCGCGACGCGGCCGGCGAGCGGGCGGGGGCCTTCCTCGACGCCATCGGCAAGACCGACCTCGCGACCCTGACGCCCGAGGAATGGGCAACCTTCCTGCAGCAGGTCGTAGTCGGCTTCGAGGACGAGCTGCGCCGGATGCTCCTCGCGCGCACCGCGCCGTTCTGAGGACCAACGCGATGCGTGCGGTGTCGGGTGCGTATGGGCAGGTCGGGGCCCGCCTCGTGGAGCGGGGCTACGCGGCGATTCCGATCATCCCCGGCACCAAGCGCCCGGGCGTGCCGCGGGCCGACGGCGCCTGGACCGGCCTCGACGACTGGCAGGCCCGGTTCCGCCACCGCCTGCCGGTCGAGGTCGAGGTGGAACGCTGGTCCGAGAGCGGGGCCGGCGTCGGGATCGCGCTCGGTCCGCCCTCGGGCGGCACGGTGAGCGCCGACATCGACACCGACGACGCGGCGATCCGCGCCGTCCTGCTGACGATCCTGCCGGACACCACGGTCGGCAAGGCCGGCCGGAAGGGCGAGACGCTGTTCTACCGCGCGAGCCCGACCTTCCCGTCCCGGGCCTTCGACCTGCCTGGCCCGGACGGCAGGCCCGTGCGCGTGCTCGACCTGCTCGGCCCGGGCAAGCAGACCGTGCTGCCGCCGACGCTCCACCCCGAGACCGGCGAGCCCTACCGCTGGACGCGCCTCGAGGCGCTGGACGGCGTGGCGCCCGGGGACCTGCCGTGGATCGGCGACGACGTCGGCGAGCGCATCGCTGCGGCGCTGGCGCCGTTCGGCTACCGGCCCGAGCCGCCGCGGCCGCCGCGCCGGGAGACGCCGGTTGGTGAGGAGACGCCGCACCGCCGGGTCAACGACCTCGCCATGGCAGATCTCGGCGCCTGGGTGCCGGAGCTCGGCCTGCCCAAGCTGCGCCGCCGGGGCGGTGGCTACGTGGCGGTGCCGGTCTGGCGGCCGTCGCATGGCGGCCGGCCGCTGGAGAAGCGCAGCCCCAACCTCAAGATCCATCCGGAGGGCATCCGCGACTTCCACGATGGCGACCGGGCCTACACGCCCCTCGACCTCGTGATGGCGGCGCAGGGATGTGCCCTGGACGCGGCCTTCGACTGGCTGGCGGGGCGGGTCGGCTACGGCGAGGGCCTGACCATCGACCTGCAGCCGCGGCGGGTGGAGATGCATGCGGGCGTGACAGTCGACGCCGAGACCGGCGAGGTGCTGGAGACGCCACCTCACCCGGCCGATTCCCGCGACTTCCCGGACGCGGACCTGCGCGTGCCCGGGTTGGTGGGCGAGATCGCCGACTGGATCATGGCGTCGAGCCCCAAGCCGATCCGGCTGTTCGCCACCGCGGCGGCCCTGGTGACGGTCGGCACGCTGGTCGGCCGGCGGGTCTATTGCGGCACGCCGCGCTCGGGCGCCCACCTCTACGTGATGACGATCGCCGGCACCGGCGCCGGCAAGGAGCGGCCGCAGGAGGCGGTGCGCCAGATCCTCGACGCCGCGACCGGCGGCCAGCGGCTGCACACCGCGGCGGCCTCCTCGGCCGCGTCGCTGGCGCTCCGCCTCGCCGAGCGGCCGGTGCAGGTGCAGGTGGTGGACGAGGTCGACAAGATCCTGCGCCGGGTCGGCCACCGCAACGCCAACGCCCAGGAGGCCGAGATGCTGCAGGATTATTGCACCCTCTGGGGCCGTGGCATGGGCACGTTCATCCCCAACAGCACCACCACCCGCGGCGACATCCTGATCCAGCGGCCCTGCCTGTCGCTCTACGGCGCCACCACCTTCACGTCGTTCTACGAGCAGATGCGCTCGAAGATGGTCTCGAACGGCTTCCTCAACCGCTTCCTGGTGCTGCCGCGGTTCGAGCGGGTGAAGGTGCAGGCCCGGGTGGCGCCGGAGGAGGAGGTGCCCGACGCGATCGTGGCGGCGGCCCGGCGCCTGTTCGAGTTCCAGGACGCCCCGCCACCGGGCGCCGATCCCCGTCGGCACCTCGGCGCGACGGCGACGCTGCTGGACCCGGCCCGACCGCCGCCGCTCGTGGTGGTCGAAATGACGGCCGGCGCGCAGGCGATCTACGCCGCCTGCCGCGAGCGCGACGAGGCGATGCTGGCCCGGGCCGACCACGACCCGCTCTACGAGGCCTGGAGCCGGGCGGCGGAGTTGACGAAACGGGTGGCCCTGATCGTCGCCTGCGGGCGCTATGCAGAGGCCAGCCTCGCGGGAGTGCAAGTGGAGGAGGGGGACATGGCCTGGGCGCAGCGGTTGGTGGACTGGTCGTTCAGCCTGTTCGTGACCGGCCTGCGGGAGAACATGGCCGAGAACGAGCACCAGGCGGGGCTGAAGGCGGTGCTCGGGTTCATCCGTCAGGCCGGGCGGCCGGTGAACCGATCGGAGGTCTACAGGCGGGTGGACGGAAGGATGGATGCGCGGCAGCTCGACAACGTGATGAAGTACCTCGTGACCAGTGGGCAGGTGGAGGAGATGGTGGAGCGGACGAAAGGGCGACCGAAGACCTTGTATGCGATTACATCTCTTTAAATCAAAATTTAATGCCGTATTGATTTGGAATATCGATAAGTACGCTGAGGAGATATTTACGCAGTCTCTGCATATCATCTACGTCCCTACAAGACATTAGGAATGACGCGAATTCGATAATAAATCAGTGCATTGTTTAACAACCGAAGCACGAGATTCATGAGACGTTAAACAAAATTGAATGTGCGTTGAAAGGTTTACGGCGTATTAAATGATTCGAGCCAATTTTAGGAGAAAGGATAATAGATGACCAACAATCGTAGATCTAATCCACAGATAGAGGGATGCTATCATGAGAAAAATAGTCAAGGTCGGACTCGCGCTCCTGAGAGATCAGGAAATTCTCCTTGTTCGAAAAAAAGGCTCCTTTTATTTTATTTTGCCAGGCGGAAAGCCGGAACTGGGCGAAACTGATGTCGTCGCGCTCAGCCGGGAGATCGAAGAGGAGCTTGGTTGCACCCTCGACGAATCAACACTCCGCCTTATTGGGTCTTTCTCCGATGTAGCAGCCGGCCTTGTGGATACAGAGGTTACAGTACAATTATATACCGGCAAACTCATCGGAACGCCAAAAGCACAAGCCGAAATCGAAGATTTAGTATGGTTTACACTTGAAAACTCAGACGAGCCAAACTTGGCACCAAGTTTAAGAAATTCTATCTTACCATTCTTATCAAGGAACAATCAAATATACGCGAGATAAATCAGATGTTGATGGCTTGGATGAATTCATCCAAGTCATTTTTAAATTTTTCCTCCACACCATTATTATCAATGGCATGTGTAGCCATTTTAAATACATGATCAATGTGAAGACGATCGACTTCAAAATTATCTCGATCTTGGATCTCGCCTATTGTATGGGGTCTCTTAGCACGAATGCCGAGTCTGTCTACACGATGCTCCAGTTCTACCGAAATTTTCAAAATATAGACATCGTAGCCTGAAAGCGAAAAAATCAAACATTCGCGCTCTTCTGGCAGAAGTATTGCGTCGACTATAACCGATCGTCCGGATATTAATATTTGCCGAATATGCTCTATAGATCTTGAGACCAGTTCCGCACGGTTGTGTTCCCGCAACTCTGAGCGAACAATCTTTTCGCTTTCACGGGACTCCGGAAGCCCCCGCCGACGCACCTCCTCAAGTACGATATCGCCAAGGTATACACCTCCAGCGTTTGTTTTCTCCGCAAGATATGAGAGGGCAGTGGATTTTCCCACCCCCGCAAAACCACACAAGCCAATAACGCTAGGCATTTTTACTCGCTTTGCAGCTCAAGACTCAGTATGCAGTAGCCTTCCGATAAGCCTTGAGCAGATAGAGCGCAAGGAAATTCTGCAGAAGTTATATATGTAATTTTTGCTCTTAACTGCCTTCCTGTATAAGTGCCTTTTTTCGGATCGAATTCTTTTAATAGCAAGAAGTCCCCTACATTATAATCTCTATCGCTTGCGCGCCGCATATCGTGTTTTTTTGTTCCATTCAGAGTTGCCTCGAATAGATGCGGCCACGACTTTACCTCATGCACTCTACTTTGCCTAACTGCTTCCAACACCTTCTGCGAGCGGGTATTTTTCATCGCTAACATTCCTTTGTTTACCTCGCCACCCTTTCATACTCTAGCACCATCAACGCTGAGAATGACTCACATATCTGATTCGCCCACAGGTATAAAGTCTGAATAATCGAAATTAAAGTGGAATTTCGACGCAGAGACTGGAGGAGAAATACCCTCGACGATTTCTAAGGCGCTGGAAAATTCGGGAAGCAAAACCTGAGGGTTAGGCGGTTCGCAGTCACTAGTTCCGACAGGAACATTCCTAATACGATTCATTGTAGTGGATGAGCTTTTCTCCAAAGCAGCAATGAATGAGTTCGTAATTTGGACGATCTGCATAAGATCGTCATCTTCAATATCAAAATCAGCCGCCGTACTATCTATGTATATAACACCGGCCACAGGATTGGGACCGATGAAATTTCCACGAGTTTCAGGCTCCAAAATGGGTATGGCGATTATATAATGAATGTCAGCAACCATTTTTCCCGATGCAGTGGTGAGTCTTAATTTTTGCATTACTTCTTCGAGCGCGTTCGGCGATACGCCTTTAACCGAACGTACTATTCGGCGGGTTTTATATGCCAATCCTATAGTTGCATTATCAGCCGGAAATGCTCGTCCAGCAGATGTAAACTTTCCATGCGATAGGCCTATGCCAAAATATTCGCAACATTGCTGTAGGACCTCCTCTATGCCAAAATTAATTGCCCTATGGAGAGTGATCCTTAATCGTTTGTCATGTGGGTGTATATTCTGTAGAACGCCCGCGAGTGTCGAGCAAAATGACGCTGCTACGAGTTCAGTTGGTCCTGGAAGGTATTCTTTTCGCCACTGCATTGTAATATGATTGTCAACATTTATCTTTTTTATGTCTTCTGACGAGCTGAAAAAGCCAAAGTAACCCCCTGGCCAAAGCGCCTTGTCAGTTTGGCGAAAACTATAACTAAAACTGCTTTCGCGATAGTTTTTGATGATACTGGAAAGTTCGCTCGAAAGCAGATTTTGCAATTGACCTAGACGGTCGGTTCCATGTCGACGAAGTATTCGATCGTCAGGTATAGCGTGCTCCGATCGAATCTTACCTTCGTCGGCAGTCGAAGGTATGAAACCACCGCATTTATATAATAAATAAACCAACAATTTATTCTGAAAAGAAATTCTTATAGAGTCGGTATTGAACAATTCAGATATTTTCTTTATTTTCATATGTAGTATCGCATCCGTATCTCTTCTGAGTCTGTTTGATAGAATTTTTAGAACTACATCAAACTCGTCTTTATGAATATTAGATAAGTTCTCCAAATTTGCAAACAAATCAGCGCTCGACTCTTTAATAGTTTTTTCGTATAATTTTTTCATTTCTCGCTTGAGCTCTACAGATTTGCTAAATATTTCGTACAAAATTCTATCTTGCCTGTAGTGTGAAACTCTAACACGAAGCAAATCTATCATGGCGCCATCCCCCTGACCGGAAACAAGGTACATGCGCCGCGATTGCTCGAGGTTTGGCTGCCCTACAATGTCGTTTCTCCAATACGAAAGCGTGTTATCCTTTTCTAAACCAAATCCTGTAGCAATTATCACAATATCGAATATTTCAGTCCTACCGACGGCCGGCAGATTCGCATCTCTTATTCCACTTGAGCCATCGATTGAGCGCTGCTCACCTATCCACTCGATTTTGAGATTCGAATTGCTCGATGTATAATCGTATATCTGTATGTATCTTGTATTACAAAATATTTCTATCTGCTTGCTATAAGGCTCAGCAATATTGCTCCATTCTGCTAATACCTGGACTACAACATCAGATGCACGTGCCGCAGTCCAATTAAGCACAGGCAACATTGCAGAATTTGCTTCGCTCCCATTTGCAGGCCAATTATAAATATGCGGATGTAGCCAGCGCGTGTCACTGCCATGCTGCAAAGGCAACAGAGTGTCTCTTTGTTCAAACAATGTAATTCTAGAATTAGTACCTTTTTTTATGAAAGCCGCGGCAGTTGTTAGCCCGGCGAAGCCGGCCCCAACTATAGCAATAGATCGTTCAGGGCGATCCTGAGGCAGCTCTCCCGGCCTCACACATGGCACTCTACTGTTTTCAATTAAAGACCATACCAGATTAAGAGCGCGAGTTTGTTGACTGAGGACAGTAACTCCGTTATCAAACATACCTAATATGTATAGATTTTTGCCTGGAATTTGCGATGAAACGATGACGTCTTCTGATGAGTCAGGAATTTTATGACTTGCTGTCATGCGATCCTCTTACCACCGCGACCTGCCGCCAGGTACCCTTCGATTAATCGGTATCGATGACGACACTCCAGCGCATGGCACGATACCTGGATGACAGCAGCAGGTCACCTGCTGTGCCTCTGAGGTGTAACGAGTCGTAGTGTGGCAGTGAGACGCTCTCACGTCCTCACGTCCGCCATTCGCCGCGCAGGGCGAAGCAGGCCGCAACGCTGGCGGTGGCCAGGACCGCGACGCATTCACGTCCGCGCCACAGAAAGAGCGTCAGGACGAGGCCGGTCAGGATCGTGGCCGTCCTGACCAGGACCGGGCGGCCACGGAGGCGCGGGGGACGCCTGGAACGGCTCAGGTGGAGGCGGTGCGGCTGGCCCAGGACGTGCCCGGGTGCCGAAATCCGCCGGCTCACCGCAATCGCCTAGGTGGTGTCGGTCGCTGCGGTGGGCCAACCCCAGCTACAGTTTGCCGTGGAAGGAGATGCCCCTGGCGTGCGGCCGCAGGTCATTCGGCCTCCGGCGCGCGGCTCGGGCAGAGCGCCTTGAAGATCTGGATATTGGTCGGGTAGCCGCTGGCGCTCGAGCCGTCCGCCACCTCTCCAGACGGCAGACTCATGACCACGTACTTGGCCATGCTGTCCTTGCTGCGGGAGCGGCCAGCAAAGCGGTAGCGGCTGCCCTGGAAGTCGGTGAACTCGCCGCGTGGGCAATTGGCGGTGATCCGGTCATTGAGCGGGACGGCTAGCTCCTCGCTGATGCAGGCAGGCGTCACCTTGCCGACATAGTCCCGGCAGAAGCCGATTGCGTCCTCACGCGTGTGCTTGGTGCGGATGACCGCTCGGGCCGTGTCCAGGCCGCTCATTGACACGACGGTGACGGTCATGCCGGCGCGCGATCCGTAGTAAATCTTCCCCGAGGCCACGGCCGGCGAGACCGTGAGCAGGCACAGCGTGCAAAGTGTAGCCGGCAGAATGTATCTCAACACAGAAATTCCCTTGCAATCGATCACATGATGATCTACGTCCGAGTCGGTTTTTCTTCGGATTTTTTCCTTCATGATGCTGTACATACAAGGAGTAAGCTTCTAAATTAGCCGCAGTGACAGAGATGTGTCGCATTTTATAAGAATAACGACTTTACAAAGCTGGCCTGAACGACGTAATGCTTTTGATTCAATTCTTCCCATGCCATTCCTTCATGGATCCATCCGACCAGAAGGGGTGCCCTCATCCGCGATTTTCTGAAATCAAGCAGACTAAACACCGGGGCGCCACTGATTCCTCCAAGATCGTCCAGAGGACCTGCTACTCCCTGTTCCGAATCATATCGGCGCTCATCAATTCGAATCGAAAACTGATCCTGCTCGATCGTCTCAATGGCTCCGACGCAAAAGAGGCGCCCCATCACCATGGTCTTCGCAGACTCGATTTTCTTCCAGCATCCTGGGAAGCCGACGTATGCTACAAGGTCCATTTGTTGAACGCCGTCAAAGTGCAGGTTTGAATCTGGAAATATGCTCCACTTCGCCCCAAGTGCATCGTCGTCTGTTAGGTGAATGACTCCAAAGTCCACGTTTCTCGCTATTTTAATGCGATCGGCACTAATGTTTTTAAGCACGTAGCCCATACCTCCGATTTGCATACGACCGGTGTCACCCAAGCCAACAAATTCTTCGATGACGTGGCCCGCGGTCGCCATCAGGGCTCCCTTGGCAGTGCGTATTATGGTCCCAGTGGCGGTATTTACTTTCTGCTTCGCAGAATCAAACACGAGAATGGGCAGTGCATATCTTTGTGCTGTTTCGAGTCCAGCAGTTGCTATGCGTTCAAAACCCTCTTTGGTAAGTTTCATTGTAAGCCTTCAATTGTTGTCCGGATATGTTCGACTACGCGAAGCTGGCGGCACCGCACTAGTCTCAAATACCGCTTTCTGGACCGGCTAGAAGTTCGACCGTTGGTTGAGTTGGGTTGAATGCAGGGCGTCCGCTTCAGGGCGCAGGGTTGGGGTCCGCTCCCCACCGTCAGCGGCCGTTCTACCGTCAAGCTGATCGGGTTCTTGACCCTAGTCACGCGACGCGGACCCATCAGGCTGCGGTATCGCGCCAACCTTGTCCTGACGATCGATTTCAACGTCCGTTTTAGCATCTTTTTGTTGTGTATCTCTATTATATCCTTGTTCTGAATTAGATATATTATGATCTTCGTCTGACAACATTACGCCTTTAGCAGCAAATTGTGACAGCATGTATTGTAGATATGCGAATTCATTGTCGATATATGCTGTTGTCTTGATTTTAATATCAGGCTTGGGAGCTCCATTTTTCCATTCTAAAGCCTTGCCATCACCATCTTTTCTCTTCGATTTTTCAAAATAGTCCCTGTACCTGTAAGGGGCCACGCCGATAAATGGCTCGAAATGCACCCTGTCTTTAGACAAGTCGGATTCAGACCGCTCAAGCGAAATATCGTCGATATATAATTCAGTCGCGTAGCTTTTTGGATAAGGTTCGATATATACTACGCGCTTTATACCTGCAGAAATTATATGCTTAGCACAAAGATGGCAAGGGAATGTAGTGCAATACAAGACGTCGCCATCTATAGAAATACCCTTCCTAGCAGCATCAGTAATAGCGTTCATTTCTGCATGTATAATCCTACCATATTCAATAACATCCATCATCATTAATCTTTTCGTAAGATCGACTTTTTTTTCTTCTTTTATCGAAGCAAGAAAATCACGCGTACTCATTTCCACGTATTTCTTTTCAATTAGACCTATAGCTTCAAGCTGCTTCAAGGTATCTCCAAGCAAACGATACTTGAAATTTTCGTTTGTGTCCCACCCGATTTTAAACTCACGAGCATCACCTCTGTCGTCTTCCCAATAGGTGCCCCCTGAGGGGCTGGGAACCTCGTTGCATCCAAGAACTTTAACCTCACCTTTTGGAGAAAATACAGCGGCCCCGACTTGCCTCGATAAATCAACCGACCTAAGTGACGCTGATTTAGCAACATACATTCCATACTCATCTCGGGACGGTGAATGAAAATTATATCCAAACAAAATCTTTACAAATCTTCCGATTGTTTTCTTGGCGGAGTCGCTTGTAGATGCGTCAATAAATACATCAGCGAGCGGGTACACGTCTCTAAGTCGCTGCCCATAAGGATTGTCGGGCTCATTATCGTCGAGCTTCACGAGGTTTAATGCCTCGCCTTCGAAATCAGAAATTCTTGTACTAGTATTATCGTAATCTCTCATTTTAGTAGCAAGTCGAGTTTTTCTTGCGATCGGATCCATATAGGCGGATATTTGAAATACTTGCTTACCGTACAACTCTCTAAATAATTCTATTTCCTCAGTTCTTTTGAGTTGTCGAATTATATACGCCACTTTAGGGGCTGCAATCAAAGGATCTTTTGTTATTTTATTTCTTTCTCCCTGAATTAAGAACAAACTAACGTGAGCCATCAGAGCCTTATCTTCAAGTAATTTTCTATAATCATTTGCGCTTTTAATTCTTTTTTTATAATGCTCATTAAGTGTCTCTGCCCTGTTTTTTAGATTGTCATCTATAAGTTGCAAGAACTGCGTCTGATGTATTTCAACCGTTTTGTATCCAAATAACTTTAATTGATCTTGAAGAACATTTGAAACTAACTCAAGGTTTACGCCGATGGCGCCACAAAGAGGAAAGAACAACTCTGGATACTCGGTTGCTTGCTTGTTATTAACAGACATTTAACTTGCCCGCCAACTCTATGGGAACGAACGTGAGTGACCACCCATTGTTAACATGCTATGGTGATTCTGCGGATTTGCAACCGTTGAAACGGGGTGGAATATGAATAGGCCGCAACAACTCACAGCGCAGTGGCTGTCGGAACAATTCACCCGCATAGCTAACAGCGAGCCCAACGGCAGAAATGTAGTGAGTGCCTCTGTTGATCGTGAGGCTTCACAAAACTACGCCTTGGCCGTGAGTCGATTTGTCGCCGGTACTGGCATCCACGGCCAGGAAGATACATCCAATCGCAGAACCTCTCCCCATCCCGAACCTTTTTCCGGCTAGATACATATATATCTAGTTACTGTGTCGCGCGCCAACCACCACAGTCGGCTTGACTGTACCTTCATTGTTCGAGCTGTTGCCTAACTCGTAGGCGCGCTCTTATCCGCACTGCCGGTCAGGTTACCTTCGTTTGATTTGACCACGCTGCATAGACGCTCGTCGAAGGCCCGCCATCGCGCGGGCCTTTTCATTTTACGCCCCGGCCTCCGCGCAGAATCGTTTTTGCACCATGGGAGAAACCCGCCCAGCGCCTTCCTGCACCGGCAGCAGAAACTCAGCCAGTGCAAAAACTCCAAGCTCTAACTCTATAAAGATAAAAGAAAAAAATCTTTTTACCCTTCTTCCCTCCTATCCCTCTCCCTTCCATTGTTAGACCTGCTCTCCACACCCTCTCTCCAGCGAACGGCTTTTTACACCGTCAAGAACTTGGGGGAGGGGGGTTGAGAGCCCGCGGCTGGTATGATCCGCCCGCCACGCCCCCGCCCGGTCCGGGTCTCCCGCCACGGAGATCCGGCCGACCATGCCGACCACCGACACCCCGTCCGCGATCCGCATCTGGGTCGCCGCCTACGTGGCGGCGAACCGCGAGACCGCGGTGCGCGACGCCGCCGAGGCCCGCGCCTATCCCGCCCTCCTGCCCACCGGCCTCGTCGAGGTGAGCCACGCCCGCCGGCGCATGCTGGTCGAGCGGCCGGTCTTCCCCCGCTACGTCTTCCTCGGCGTGCCGGAGGGCGCATCCTGGTACCCGCTGCGGGCCGTCCCGGGCGTGCTCGGCATCCTGTCGAGCGGGCAGCAGCCGCGGGCGGTGCCCAAGCGCGTCGTCGGCCTGCTGGAGGAGGCGATCGCCGCCAACGCCTTCACGCGGACCGCCGAGGCGGCCTTCGCGGCCGGGGAAGCGGTGAAGGTCCGGGTCGGCTCGGCCGAGCTCGACGCCTTCGTGGAGCGCGTGCGGCACACCCTGCCGGGCCAGCGCATCGACGTGGTGTTCGAGGCCATGGGCAAGCGGCACCGGGCGACGGTCCCGCTTGATCACGTCCGCGCCGCGGGGTAAACCTTGCGGCATGCAGGGCCGCGGTGAGGTTTCACCCGCCCTGCGGATGCATTGGCGGAACGACCGGTATGCCCGCCTTCCGCTCCCCCCGCACCACCAACGAGCAGCGTCAGGCCGACGGCCATTGCTGGGACGGCCTTGCCGTCCGGCCGAAGCGCCGCGCGGCGAACCCTCCCGACGCCTGATCCCCCGCCCGGGCCCCGAGCCCGCGCGGTGCCGCTCATCCGGGGCCCGATGCCGATCCTCCCCAACTCGCGCCATGAGCGGTTCGCGCAGGAACTCGCCAAGGGTTCGTCGATCGGCGCGGCCTATGTTGCGGCCGGCTTCAAGGCGCACGACAGCAACGCCTCGCGCCTGAGCCGGAAAGAGCAGGTCCGGGCACGCGTCGACGAGATCCTGGCGGCGGGCGCGACCCAGGCCGGCGTGACGGTCCAGCGCATCGTCGAGGAACTGGCGAAGGTCGGCTTCGCCAACATGCACGACTACATGCGCGTCGGCCCGGACGGCGATCCCGTCCTCGACTTCGGCCGGCTCACGCGGGACCAAGCCGCCGCGCTTGGCGAGGTGACGGTCGAGGACTTCCGGGACGGCCGCGGCGAGGACGCCCGCGAGGTGCGGCGGGTGAAGTTCAAGCTCCACGACAAGCTGTCCGCGCTCGAAAAGCTCGGCAAGCACCTCGGGATGTTCAGCGACAAGGTCCAGCACACCGGAGAGGTCACCATCGTGTTCGACACGGTCGACGCCGAGGCGTGAGCGTCGCGTTCTCGCCCGGGCAGGAGGCGGCCCGCCGCCTGCTCGCCGGCCCGCAGCGCTACACCTGCCTCGTCGGCGGCACGCGCTCGGGCAAGACGTTCCTGACCGTGCGGACCATCGTGGTGCGCGGCCTCAAGGGGGCGGGCTCGCGCCACGCCCTGCTGCGCTTCCGGGCGAACGCCGCGCGCGCCTCGATCGCCCTCGACACGCTGCCGGCGGTGATGCGGACGTGCTTCCCGGGCGTGGCGCTCAAGGAGCACCGGCAGGACGGGTTCTTCGAGCTGCCGAACGGCTCGCAGTTCTGGATCGGGGGCCTCGACGACAAGGACCGGGTCGAGAAAATCCTCGGCCTCGAATTCGCGACGATGTTCCTCAACGAGGCGTCGCAGATCCCGCACAGTTCGGCCACCATCGCGTTCACCCGCCTCGCCCAGGTGGTGCCGGGCCTCAAGCAGCGGGCCTTCGTCGACCTCAACCCGGTCGGCAAGGCGCACTGGACCAACCAGCTGTTCGGCGAGAAGCGCGACCCGGTCTCGCGCCAGCCGCTGCCGGACCCCGACGACTACGCCCGGGCCTTCCTCAACCCGCGCGACAACGCGCACAACCTCTCGCCCGACTTCCTCCGGGCGCTGGAGGGCCTGCCCGAGAAGGCCCGCAAGCGCTTCCTGGAGGGCGTCTACGTCGACGAGATCGACGGGGCGCTCTGGACGCTGGAGGTGCTGGAGAAGCACCGCTGTCGGCCCGAGGACATCCCGGAGGGGAGGCGGGCCGCCGTGGTAGTGGCGGTCGATCCCTCCGGCGCGGCGAGCCGCCAGGACGAGGCGGCCGACGAGATCGGCATCGTGGTGGCGGCCCGCGGCACCGACAGCCACGGCTACGTGCTCGAGGACCTGTCCTGCCGCGAGGCGCCGGCGGTCTGGGCGCGCCGGGCGGTCGAGGCTTACCACCGCTACCGCGCCGACTGCATCGTGGCCGAATCGAACTTCGGCGGGGCGATGGTCGAAGCGACGATCCGCGCCGCCGACCCGAACGTGCCGGTGCGCCTCGTCACCGCGAGCCGCGGGAAGGCGGTGCGGGCCGAGCCGGTCTCGACCCGCTACGCCCAGGGCCAGGTGCACCATGCCGGGCGCTTCCCGGTGCTCGAGGACCAGCTCTGCGCCTTCGCGGGCTCGGGCTACACCGGCCCGGGCTCGCCCGACCACGCCGACGCCTGCGTCTGGGCCCTCACCTACCTGCTCGGCATCGCCGACGGCACTGGCATCCTGGAATTCTATCGCCGGGAGGCCGAGGCCGCGCCCAGCATTCCCACCCCGCAGCACGGCTGGTCGATGCCCTCGGGGGTCGTCGAAGGGCAGGTCGTCCTGCTGGCCCCTCCCGGCACCGGGACTGTCATCGGGCTCACCGGCGCGCGCTATGCGCCCGATGCGGACGGCCTGGTGCGGGTGGCAGCGGAGGATGCAGGGCCGCTGCGGGCGGCCGGGTTCGTGGATGTCGAGGACGCGGCGGCCTGAGAGCCCACTCACGCGCCCGTGCCACCAGCTTGTCCACAGCGCCGCCTGCGCGGCGGCCCGTTTCTCGACCAGGAGAACCCCCAGCCATGATGCCGAAAGTCGTCCTCAAGGCGCCCCCGGGCGTCGGCGGACAGATCCACGCCAGCCAGTCCGGCCGCAACTACACGATCGCCCCCGACGGCACCGTGACGGTCGATTCCTCAGACGTGCGCGACCTCATCGGCGCGGGCTACGTCGTCCAGCAGCAGGGGGGCGACCCCAGCACCGCGACCGCGGCCCCGATCACCTCGCCCTCGCCCACCGCGGCGACCGAGGGCGCCACCGCGCTCGACCCGGCCCAGCGCGAGGCCGGCCGGCGCGAGACCCCGTCCGACACCGCGCAGGGGCACCAGGATTTCGGCGGCGCCGTCCCGCCGCACGGCCGGCCGCTTGACCTCGGCAGCGACCCGGTGACGACCGCGCACAAGGCCGCCGATGCCGCGGCCGTCGCCGAGGCGGCCCAGCGCGCCGGAGCGCCGCAGGCCATGACGAGCCCGGAGGCGAACACCGGCAACGCCGCGCAGCCCGCTGGCACGGACGCGCAGCAGGACGAAGCCGCCAGACGCGCGGCCGAGGACGCACCGTCGGCCTAACGGCCGCACGCGGGCCGGATCCGGAGCGAGAATGGCGAACCCGTCCCGCGGCGGCGTACAGGGCACGCCCCTGTCCCCGCTGACGCTCAAGCTCAGCTATGCCGCGCCCGGCCAGGGCTCTGCTTGGTTCGGGCCGGGCGCGCCCATGCCGCCCTCGGCGCCGTCGGAGGTGCGCGGCCGCGCCTGGGACTTCCCAGTTGGCTACAACCTCAACACCACCGCCCGGGCCTACGAGCCGGTCGGGTTCGACATGCTACGGCGGCTCGCCGACGGCTACGACCTGCTCCGGCTCGTCATTGAGACGCGCAAGGATCAGGTCGCCCGGATGGACTGGACGATCCGGCCGCGGGAAGGGCGGGCGGTAAACGGCCGGACCGCTGCGCTGATCACGTGGCTGCGCAAGCCGGACGGGCTGCACCGGTGGGACGACTGGCTGCGCATGGCGCTCGAGGACGTGCTGGTCATCGACGCCTTGTCGCTGCTCAAGCGCCGCGACTACGCCGGCAACCTGCTGGCCCTGGAGCCGATCGACGGCGCCACGATCAAGCCGCTGGTCGACGACTGGGGCCGCATCCCCGAGCCCATGCTGCGGGCCGGCGAGACGGAGTGGCCCGACGCCTACCAGCAGGTCCTCAAGGACCTGCCGGCGGTGAACTACACCGCCAACGACCTGCTCTACCGGCCGCGCAACCGCCGGGTGAACCGGGTCTACGGCTATTCGCCCGTCGAGCAGGTCATGACCACGGTCAACATCGCCCTGCGCCGGCAGGTCGGGACCCTGGAATACTACACCTCGGGCAACGTCCCCGACTCGCTGATCGGCGTGCCCGACACCTGGACGCCCGACCAGATCGCGGCGTTCCAGAACCACTGGGACTCGCTGTTCGAGGGTAACCAGGCGCGCCGGCGCAAGGCCAAGTTCGTGCCCGGCGGCGTCGCCAAGACCTTCATCCAGACCCGCGAGCCGGAGCTGAAGGGCGAGTTCGACGAGTGGCTGGCGCGCGTCGTGTGCTTCGCCTTCTCGACCTCGCCGCAGGCCCTGCTCAAGCAGATGAACCGAGCCTCGGCCGACACCCAGAAGGAGATCGCCGAGGAAGAAGGGCTCGCCCCCCTCCTCGATTGGGTGAAGGGCCTGATCGACGATGTGCTCGCCGACGATTTCGGCGCGCCGGAGCTCGAATTCGCCTGGGCCGAGGACGTCCAGATCGACGAGGCGCGGCAGGCCGAGATCCTGCGGGGCAAGGCCTCGTCGGGCCTGATGAGCATCAACGAGGTGCGGGCGAAGGACGGCCTCGACCCCGACCCGTCGCCGGCGGCCAACCAGCTGATGGTCCTCACCGGCTCCGGCTACGTGCCGATCGACGCGAACACGCTGGAGGGCAGGCAGGCGGCGATGGCGCTGCTCGGGCCGCCGGCGGGGCCGGATGGTGCGTTCGGGGCGCAGGGCGGCGGGCAGGAGCAGGACGGCGAGGATGAGGTAGCCAAGCGGCTCCTTGCCAAGTTCGACCCGGATCAGCCCCGGGCCGCCGACGGCAAATGGACCAGCGGCGGAGGCGGCAGCGCGGGCGGCGATGGTCCGGCGAAGATCCGAGGGGAGGAGGCGCGCGGGACGTTCCGCGGCGTGGTCCGCAACACCACCATAGCGGCGGCCCTCCTCGCTGGCGGCGCCGTTGTCACAGCGATGAGCGGTGGGACGGCGCCGGCCGTCGTCGCCTTGGCAACCTACGCCGCGGATTCCCTGCTCACCAACGCAGCCGAGAAGGTCGCCCGCCACCTTCTGTCCGAGGCTGGTGTGGACGCAGAGGCGGCCACGGGCCTCGTCGCTGGCGCGCTCGACAGTGCCGGCCTCGGCGGGTTGCTCAAGGCCGAGAGCACCGGGATCGTGTCCGACCTGCGCCGCGAACTCGCCGCCACGGTGAATGCCGCGCTCGACGAGATGAGCCGGCACGTCGAAGAGGCGCGCGGCGACTTCGACGAGGACGTGCGCGAGGCGGCCCTGGCTGCGATCGAGGAGCGCCGACGCTCCTGGCAGGACAAGGTCGCGGCGATCGGGGCACCGGCCGAGAAGGCTGCCGGCTTCACGAAGCGATGGGGGCGGCCGGACCCGGTCCCTTTCGACCGGCCGGCCACGCGCCGGGCCATCCGGGCGATCACGGGACGGGTTGCGGGTGCGCTCGCCGGTATCCGTGACGAAGCGGTCGCGGCGGCGCGCGGGCTCGGCAAGCTCGCCAAGGCCGCGCCGAACCCCGAGGATACGGAGCGAGCCCGGCGGGAGGCGGACGCGTTCGTCGACCGGCTCGACCTCTCGGACCTCGACGAGCTCGCGCCGGGCCTCGCCGACGATCTGGCGGGCGTTGCCACCGACACAGTGCGCCGGACCATGGCGCAGGTCGGCGCCGATGGCCTGGACACCCTGGTCGACCAGGTCAACGAGGGGGCCGTCGCCGAGGCCCGGGCCCGGGCGGCCGAACTGGTCGGGATGCACTGGGACGAGGACGGCAACCTCGTCGAGGCGAAGCGCGCCTCCTACCGGATCGACGAGACGACCCGGGAGAGCCTGCGCGAGACGATCGTCTCTGGGCTGGCCCGCAACATTGGCTCGGACGCGATCGCCGACGAGATCGAGGCCTCCTACGCGTTCTCGGCCGAACGGGCGCTCACCATCGCCGAGACCGAGGTGGCCGCGGTCAACGGGCAGGCCTCGCTGGAGAGCTACCACGCGGCGCGACACGCGGGCGTCGGAGTCAAGAAGGCGTGGTGGGCCGAGAACGGATGCTGCGCGGCCTGCCAGGCCAACGCCGAGGCCGGGCCGATCGACCTCGACGACGAGTTCCCGAGCGGGGACGAGACCACCCCGGCGCACCCGAAATGCCGCTGCGTGGTGGCGCCGGTCGTCGAGGATGGGCCGGAGGCGGTCGGCAAGGCGTTCGATCCGCGTCAGGGGCGGGACGAGCGGGGCCGGTGGACGTCGGGTCTCTCGTCCGCCCTCGGCGCGGCCGGCCAGAAGGCGGCTCCCGTCGTGCGCGCCAGCCTCGGCCCGGTGACCAGGGCGGCCAGGATCCATGCTCTGACCGGGGTCGACGTGCGCGGCTTCAAGCATACGCTGACCAATGAAGGCATCAGGCACATCCTCGCCAAACATGGCTCTGCGCAGGAGAGGTCACGGGGGCAGATCCCCGTCTCCGCAGGGGACTTCGCGCAGGTTACCGCGATCGTCCGACGCCCCGACACCATCGGGCCCGGCCCGGCTTCCAAGGCGAATGGCCAGCCGCGACTGATCTTCACGAAGGCTATCGACGGCGTGACCTACACCTGCATCGGCGAGATCCAGCGCGGGAAGCGGCGGATCGAAGTCGTCACGCTGTGGAAGAGGTAACACCGCCATGCTCGATGCACGGTTCAGAACCGGCCTGAGCTGACACGTCCGAAACGACTGGCGGCTGCCCGAGAGTGTAGCGCGTCCCACCACAGACCTCAACGCCAACCGATCCGAAGCGACCTGAGGAGCCGAAGCATGGCCACGGTGCTGACCGGCCTCGTCCGCAACTTCGGTGCGCCCAGCTTCGCCAAGAGCTTCAAAGAAGTGGACCATCCGCGGGACGCCAACGGCCGGTGGACCTCGGGCGATCACGCCGTCGACAACAGCACGTTCCAGCCCGAGGACGAGGCGCGGATGCACGCCATCGACGGCCGCCTGGACAAGCACCTCGGCAACATCCACGCGGCCCGGAAGCAGGCGGCCGAGCACATCGCGGCGCTCGAGGGGATCGGAGCGACCGTCGAGAAGGAGCACGCCGCCGCCCTCGATGCGCTCACCGGGCACAACGGCGTTCTCGGCGAGTACGGATTTGCCGAGAGCGAATCCACCGAGGTCGACGATGCTGCCGAGTTCATGTCCGGCATCGATGACGCACGCGACGTGCTGAAACCGCATGCGACCGCCGCGAAGCTGAAGTGAGCGACGAGATGACTATGCAGTGCGGGTTGCAGACCTTCGGAGTACTCGGGATGGCGAAGGCCTGGAACGAGGAGGACCATCCGCGAGACGACCACGGGAAGTTTTCGTCGACCGGCGGTGGTGGCGGCGATGACGAGGAATTCAGGCCCGGCGAGGGCTACGAGCCCGTCGATCAGAAGCGCCACGACAAGGCGATGAAATCGCTTAGCAATCACGTTGGGAAGCTGGAAAGCAGCTTGGATCGGGCAGCCGTTGTCTTCCATGACCCTGGCGCCACCGCGGATCAGATCATCGCAGCGGGCAAGGACGTCACCCGGCACCACGCGGCAGCCGGCCGGGCCTACGACGAGGTGCACGAGGTCCGGGCGCTCTACGGCGACGAGGAGCACGAGACGCCGATCCTCAACGATACTGAGGACCTGGTGGGGGCGCTCGGCAGCTACGAGGAGGCGCACGCCGCCTCCAGGGAAGCGCTGGCCACCATCCGCGAGGAGACCGCCAGTCGCGCCGCATCCGCCGCACAGGCCGGCGCCAGCCGGCACGACGACGTCATCACCCAGCTCGAGCGCGATCTCGAAGCCGCGTCGAGTTCAATGGCCGCGCGCCGGGCGGCCCTGCGGTCGAAGCCCGCCTGAGCCAGCAACAGGACACGGACATGTCGGACCTTTCCCTCTTCATCCCCCTGACCAAGGTCGACGCCGAGCAGCGCCTGGTCTACGGCGTCGCCACGGCCGAGACCAAGGATAGGTCCGGCGAGGTCTGCGACTACGCCTCGACCAAGCCGTATTACGAGAAGTGGTCGGGCGGCATCCACAAGGCGACCGAGGGCAAGTCGTTCGGCAACCTGCGGGCGATGCACGGCAAGGTCGCGGCCGGCAAGGTCACGGCGCTCGCCTTCAACGACGACGCCCGGCAGATCGAGCTCTGCGCCAAGGTGGTCGACGACGCCGAGTGGGCGAAGGTGCTGGAGGGTGTCTACACCGGCTTCTCCCAGGGCGGCGCCTACGTGAAGCGCTGGAAGGGCGAGGACGGCGTGATGCGCTACACCGCCGACCCGAGCGAGATCAGCCTCGTCGACATGCCATGCCTGCCCTCCGCCACGTTCCAGGTGCTGAAGGCCGACGGCGCCGCCGAGACGAAACGCTTCTCCCCCGCGGTGACGGTGACGCCGGAAGAGCCCGGCAACGCCGACGTCGTGGCCCGGGCCGAAGCGCTCGCCAAGGCAGCCGGCCAGCCGGGCAAGCCCGGCGACTTCATCGCGCCGGCGCGCCGGGAACTGGAGGCGGAAGCCGCGGCGGCGGCACTGGCGAAGGCCGACGGTCCCGGCACCCAGGAACCGCCCGCCGCCGAGCCGGGACCGGATTATGCCGGCGTGGAGCAGGTCTGGAAGGCCAAGGACGGCACCACCTTCGCGAAGAAGGCGGATGCGCTGGCGCACAATGCGCGCGCCGAGGCCGAGGCGGCGGCGCGGGCCATCACCGGGCCGGCGCTCGACGCCCTGGCGGACCTGACCAAGCAGGCCGGCGTCGGGACGGAGGGCGAGCCGGCTGCCGAGGAACAGCCGGCGAAGCCGGCCAGAAAGCGTCGGCGCCCGGCGGACACCGCCGCCGGCAGCACTGTCGACAAGGTCGCCGCCTCCGACCTCGAGAAAGGCCTGTACGGCGTCTCGCGGCTGGCCTCCCTGATCGGCGAGGTGAAAGATCTGCAGTCCTCGTTCGCCTTCGATGCAGCCTATGCCGGCGCCCAGACCGACGTTCCGGCCCGCATCAAGGCGTGGGCCTCGCAGGGCCTCTCGCTCCTAATGGCGATTGTGCAGAGCGAGATGGACGACCTCGCGGGCAGCGCGGACGACGCGACGATGGCGCTCGCCGCCGGCCGCTTGAGCGACGACGCCTGGGGGGCGCTCCGCAAGGCCGTGCTGGTGAACAGCGCAGGCGGCCAGGCGCTGGCCAAGGTTGGCGCGCGCAACAACAAGTCGGACGCCGAGAAGATTCAGGGCGTACACGACCACGCCGTGGCGCTCGGCGCGACCTGCGGTGCCGAGAAGGCGGCGGGCGGCGACGGACTGGCGAAGGGCGCGGACCTCGTCGAGGTCGTGCGCGCCGAGCTCGCCAAGGTGACGGGCGAGCGCGACGCCCTGAAGAAGGCGGTGACCGACCAGATCATGCCGGCGATCGCCATGCTGCAGAAGATGATCGGCGACCAGCCGGTGCCGCGCCACCTCGTCGGCCGGGCCGTGACCAAGGGCGCCGAGGGCGCTGCCGAACTGGTCTCCGACGAACAGGCCGTGCAGCTCCTCGCCAGGATGACGTCCGAGGAGCGCGCGACGCTGATGATCAAGGTCGCGCAGGCCAACCCCCAGCAGCTTCTCCCGGCCGCGCGCTGACGCGCCGGGGCTGAACACGGAGGCCAGGCCGCCCGGGGACGGGCCGGCCTCGCGCCTCGCCCGCCGGGCCCGACGGCCCACCCCCTCACGACGTCCGCCATGCCGCGCCCCGGGAACGGAGCGTGCGCGCCCGCGGCCGTGCCCATCGATCCGGATCACGCACCCATGTTCCAGGACAATCCCGCTGCCGCCCTGGAGGCCCTGAAGAAGGCCCAGGCGATCCCGCTCAACGATCCGATCCTCGCCCAGCTCGGCCTGACCAAGGCGACCTTCTCGCAGGGCGTCTCGCCCACGAGCGGTCTGACATTTTACGACTTGGAGTTGGGCGCCAAAAATCTGTATCCCGTCCTGACCCCGCTGCGGAACCTGATCCCGCGCGTGCCCGGCCGTGGCGGCATCCAGGCCGCCTGGCGCGCCATCACCGGCATCAACGTGTCGGGGATGCGCATCGGCGTGTCGGGCGGCAACCGCGGCGGCGTGCAGATCGTCGCCACCGCCGACTACACCGCCTCCTACAAGGGCATCGGCATCGAATCGAACGTCGACTTCGAGGCGCAGTACGCGGCCGCGGGTTTCGACGACGTGCGCGCCATCGCGGCCCGCACCGGCCTCCAGAGCCTGATGCTCGGCGAGGAGGCGATGATCCTGGGCGGCAACTCGTCGCTCGCGCTCGGCACCACCCCGACCCCGACGCTCTCGGCCTCGTCCGCCGGCGGCGGCCTCGCCAGCGGCACCCTGTCGGTGATCTGCGTCGCGCTTTCGCTCGACGGCGTGATCAACGGCTCGCTGTCCGGCGGCATCCAGTCGACCATCACCCGCACCAACGCGGACGGCTCGACCGACATCTTCGGCGGCGGCGCGGCGGCGAGGTCCGCTCCGGCCACCGTCGCGGTCACCGGTCCCACCGGCTCGGCCGCGGCCTCGGTCGCGGCTGTGTCCGGCGCGCTGGGATACGCCTGGTTCTGGGGTGCGGCCGGCGCAGAGGTGCTGGGCGCCATCACCCCCATCAACTCGGTCGTCGTCACGGGCGCCGCCGCGGGGACCCAGACGGCCGCCTCGCTCGGCGCCTCGGACCGCTCGACCAACGCGCTCGCCTTCGACGGCCTGCTGACCCAGGCGTTCAAGGCGGGATCGGGCGCGACGATCGTCACGATGCCGTCCGGCACCCCGGGCGTCGGCACCCCGCTCACCGCCGACGGCGCGGGCGGCATCGTCGAGATCGATGCCGTCCTCAAGCAGATGTGGGACCTCTACCGGCTGAGCCCCGACACGATCTGGGTCAACAGCCAGGAGGGGCTCAATCTCTCGCGCAAGATCCTGCAGGGCTCGGCCAACAGCGCCTTCAAGTTCGAGTTCTCCGCCGCCCAGGACGCGCTCGGCGGCGGCATCATGATCCGGAAGTACCTCAACCGGTTCTCGATGCAGGGCGGCTCCGTCCTCGACATCCGCGTCCACCCGAACCTGCCGGCCGGCACCATCCTGTTCACCACGGCCGCGCTGCCGTACCCGATCAACAACATCGGCAACGTCGTGCAGATCCGCACGCGGCAGGACTACTACCAGATCGAGTGGCCGTTGCGCTCGCGCAAGTACGAGTACGGCGTCTACGCGGACGAGGTGCTGCAGCACTACTTCCCGCCGTCGATGGCGGTCCTGACCAATATCGGCAACGGCTGATCGCCAGACCCGGGGCGGCGACCGTGCCGCCTTATCCTTTCCGCGAGGGCCCATCATGGCAATGAACTGGCGCCTGTTCCCGCCCGTCGCGGTCCGGGAGCAGACCCGCACCGCCAACGGTCGCTCCTACTCGGGCCAGCCCGGCGGCGTCGTCACCGTGCCGGAGCAGGACGGGCAGGTGCTCCAGGCGAACGGCTGGACCTTCGTCGCTCCGTCCGGCCCGACGAGCGCCCGGCAGGCCGGCAAGACCGGCCTCTACGCCGCCCACCGCGGGGCGACGTTCTTCGACGAGACGCTGGGCAAGCTGATCGTGTTCGACGGCCAAGCCTGGCGCGATCCCCTCAACGGCAACGCGGTCTGAGGAGGCCGACATGATCACGATGCGCGCGCCCGAGGGGCTGACCGGCTTCACCCATCAGGGCTTTCCCGTCGAGATCCGCGACGGCGTCGCCCAGGTCGACCCGCGCTTCCGCGGCGAGTTCGAGATGCACGGCTTCCGGGCGGAGGACACGGGCCTTCCGCTCCCTGCTCCCGGGGAGCCCGCGCCGCAGCGTCCCCTCGACCTGCGCAAGCAGGTCCTGATCGGCCTGTTCGCCGACCGGCTCGACGCCATGACCGACGACGAGCTCGACGCGATGCTGGCCGATGCACGGGCGGCGCAGCAGCGGGAGCAGGACGGCGCGCCGGTCCTCGACCCGGCCGCGGTGACCGAGGCGGCCATCGACGCGATGTCCCGGCCCGAGCTGTTCGCCTTCCTGAAGCTGAAGGGTGTGCCGGCCGTGCCTCCGATCACCAACGAGGCCCTGCGCGAGAAGGCGCGGGCGGCGCTGGCAGGCTGATCGCAGTGGCGCCGAATCCCTCCGATCTCGTGCGGCTCGCCGACCTGCGAGCGGTGGCGGACCCCGACACCGATCCGGTCCTGCAGCGCCAGATCACGGCGGTGAGCCGGTCGATCCTGACCGCGATCAACCGCCCGTCGATCCTGCCGCGCGCCTACGTCGAGACCTACGAGGCGGGTCGCAACGGGCTGCTGCTGCGCAACTGGCCGGTGACCCGGGTCGACGCGGTCTCGCGCGCCGGCACGCTGGTGCGTCCGCTCGTGCCGGGTTCGGGCCTGATCGCCGGCTACGATGTCGACCCCGACGACGAGGTGCCGCCGGGCCGGCCGCAGATGCTGCGCTTCGGACACGGCAGCCCGATAGGCTTTGGCTGCGCCCGGGTCACGGTGACCTACACGGCCGGCTACCAGGTCACCGCGGAGGCGACCGTGGTGCCCCAGGGCGGGGCGGTCATAGCGCTCCAGCCCTACGGCGCCTGGGCGAGCGATGGCGGCGTGACCTATGCCGGCGGCTCCGCCCTGGCCCGCGTCGCATCCGCCCCGTCCGCCGGCCAGTACGCCATGGACGGCGCGGGCGGCTACACCTTCGCGGCCGCCGATGCCGGCCGGCCGGTCGCGCTCACCTACGGCTACGTCCCGGCCGACCTCGCCAATGCGGCCCGGGAATGGATCCTGGAGCGCCAGGCCTATGCCGAGCGCGTCGGGCTGCAATCCAAGAGCCTCGGCGGCCAGGAGACGGTGTCCTTCCGCATCGCGGCCGTGCCGGACTTCGTCGCGCCGGTCCTGCAGCAATACGCCAGCGTGGTGCCGCCGTGCTGACGGAGATCCAGGTCGACGAGACCAAGGTCGTCGCCCGGCTCGAGCGCGTGCCGGGCGACGTGCTGCGCGCGTTGCGCGCGGCCGTCGACATCGAGCGCCTGATCCTGGAGGCGCTGGTCAAGCGCAAGCTGTCCGGCGAGGTGCTGAACGTCGTCACGGGCAAGCTACGCCGCTCTATCTATTCCTACGTCGAGGCCGAGGGCGACCGGATCTCCGGAGTGGTCGCCCAATCCGGCGACGTGAAGTACGGCCGGCGCTGGGAGTTCGGCTTCACCGGCGACGAGGTCGTGCGGGCCCACGTCAGGACGGTCACCCAGGCCTTCGGCTCGGCAATCGCCCCGCGCGAGGTCGAGGTGCGCGGGTTCACCCGCCACGTCGACCAGCCGGCCCGGCCGTTCATGCGCCCGAGCCTCGCCGAGCGGGCGGCGGCGATCGTGGCGCGCCTCAAGGGCGCCGTCGCGCGAGGAACCGGCGCATGAGCCGCAACGCCGCCGTCGAGGCGCTGAAGGTCGTCGTCGCGGGCGTCTGGGCCTGGAAGGCGCCGCCGTCGCGCCGCCTCAGGCTGTTCGCCGACGTGCCCGCCAAGGACCGCCCCTGCGTCTTCCTGCACGAGGGCGGCGACGAAACCTACACCTGGCAGAGCGGCGCGATCCCGCGGCGAAAGATCGAGGTGAAGGTCTTCGTCTACATCGACGCCAGGGACCCGAAGACGGTCGGCGCGGCGCTCCTCAACGACATCATGGACGCCTTCGACGCAAAGCTCGCGCCGAAGGGCGCCGACGCCGTGCTCGGCCGCAACACGCTGGCCGGCACCCAGTACATGGCGCGCATCGCGGGCCGCCCGATCAAGGTCCCGGGCGACTTGGACGGCGACGGGCTGCTCATCGTGCCCGTGGAGATCGACCTTCCGTAGCCTCCAGGAGACCCTCATGACCGACAACGACGACGGCCCCGGGGTAGCGGCGCCCGCTGCCATGTCCACCGTTGCGGCGGAAGCGCCGGCCAGCGCGGTCACCGTCCCGGACAGCCCGGCTGCGGCGACGCCGGCCACCGCCTGCGGCGTCGGCGAGCCGACGACCGCGGTGGCCATCGCGCTGTCGACGCTCCAGGGCAGCACCGCCGAGAGAATCGACCAGTTGCACCGCGAGATGTTCGCCGGCTCGGCCCTCGGCCACCACACCGAACTCTGGAACCTCGTCGCCTCGTTCAAGGAGCGCGTGAAGGCGCTCGTCGCGGCAGAGGCCTGAACCCCCGCCAACCCCACCCCCGAGGAGATCCCCTTGTACAGCTTCGGCTCCGGCGTGCTGATCGGCACGCGCACCGACGTGCCCAACGCCACGCCGGTCAATTTCGGCCTCGTCCAGGAGGTCACCATCGACGAATCCGCGAGCCTCAAGGAGCTCTACGGCCAGTTCCAGCGCCCGGTCGCCATCGCCCGCGGGACGATCAAGACCACCGGCAAGGCCAAGGTCGCGAGGATCTCCGGGCTCGCCTTCGCCAGCCTCTATTACGGCGTCACGCCGGTGGCCGGGCAGGTGATGACGGCCTTCGGCGAGGCTGCGACCGTGCCGGCGGCCGCGCCCTACACCGTTACGGTGGCGAACGGCGCGAGCTTCGTCGGCGACCAGGGCCCGATCTATGCCCTGACCGGGCTGCCCCTGATCCGGGTCGCCTCGGCGCCCGCTGCGGGGCAGTACAGCCTGGGCGCGGGCGGCGTCTACACCTTCGCCTCGGCCGACTCGGGCAAGCCCCTGCTGCTGAACTACACCTACACGCTCGCCGGCAGCGGCCAGCGCTTCACGGTCACCAACCAGCTGCTCGGCACGACGCCGACCTTCGCCGTCCAGCTCTACACCACGTTCCAGGGCCAGTCGGTCAACGTGAACTACGTCAACTGCACGGCCTCGAAGCTCGGCTTCGGCACGAAGCTGGAAGACTTCACGATGCCCGAGTTCGATTTCAGCATGTTCGCGGATGCCGCCGGCAACGTCGCGACCTGGTCGTTCGGGGACGTCGCGTGACCGGGCCCGCCACGACCGCTCCCCCGCCGCGGACCGTCCGGCTCGGCGCCCGGGAATGGACCATCCGCCCGCTCACCCTGGCGCAACTGGAGGAACTGGACCCGGTCGTTCAGGGCGGGCCGGGGCTGTCCCCGACGGCCTACGGCGCCGCGGTGATCGCTGCCGGCCTGCGGCGCGACCATCCGGACGACGCCGCCCTGGCGGATCGGCGCGAGCTCGAGGCGACCGGCCCCGAGGTCGCCGCGGCCTCCTCGGCCATCCTGCGGCTCGGCGGCTACCTGCCGGAGACCCTGCCGGGGGAAGCACGCGCGGCGGAGAGCGCCGCGGCCTCGACTTCGGCTTCATCTACGGACGTCTCGCCACCGGCTGCGGCTACGCCCCCGGCGTGATCGCCGGGATGACGATCTGGGACGTGGAGCGGATCTTCGCCTACTGGCGCGGCTCACCGCCCACCCACGAGCTCGTGGCCGCCTACCTCGGCTACAAGCCGCCGCCCGAGCCGGCGGCGGCCGCTCCTTCCGCCGACGATCCCAGCGGCATCGGCTCCATGATCATGCGGTTCCCTGATGGTGCAGTAAAGGCAGGATAGCACCCGGAATGCGAATGGCTTCGTTGCTCTACCTGAGGAGTAGCTTCGTCAATACGAGGATTGCTCCTGCCGGACCGACAGAAAAATTGTGGTCGACATCCACAATCTTGTAGTTGTTACTTCCAAGCGTGATCAAATTACCGGCAGAAAAGCTGCCATATGACTGGGACGCCGGCGGAAAGGTGGCGATGATGGTATTTGTTGTGCTGCTTTGAAGCTGAAGAGCATACGACACCATCGCCCATCTCCCGTCATATCCGATTCGCCGGATTGAAGCATCCGGCGACATATCTGACCCAGAAACAAGTTCGACTGCAATTCGGATCGAGCCCAGGAAAAGAATTAGAGACAAATGTCTGATGACATCCAGGCTCGCTTCGGCGGCGATGCCTCCGGCATCCGTGCGGCGGCTCAAGCTGCCAAGGCCGCCATCCAGGATCAGGCGGCAGCGGCCCAGGCCGCCAACCTCGCCACGGGGCAGGCATTGCGCAACCTCGGCGCCGAGATGCGCGCCAATCGCGAGGCGATGCAGGCGCAGGTCGCGGCTGCCCAGCAGACCGCCGCGGCAACGGCCCGCATCGCCGCCGCGACCCGCGAGGCGAGCGACTGGCAAACCGACCTCAAAGCCGCGCTCGAGCGGACGACGCTCGGCTATCTCACGGTCAAGGTGGCGGCGCTCGACGCCTACGCGGCGCAATCGCTCTACGCCAGCGCCAGCGCAACCATCACCGACCCGTTCCGGAACTACCGCGAGGTCGCGAACACCGCAGCGACGGTGACCGCGGCGGTGCGCGACTACTACACGTCGGTCGCCTACGCAGAGCATGGCGGACGGCTGTTCGCCCAGGCCAACGAGGGGGTGCGCGCCTCGATCGGCCGGACGATCCTCGACGTCGAGCAATTCGTCGACCGGATGCGGGCTTCCTCGGCGGAGATGGTCCGCAGTCAGGTCGTGGCCATCTCGGCGGCCGAGGGGCTGGAGCGATTCCGAACCGCGCTCGGTATCACCGATTCCGGCGCGAAGGACGTCCTCCTCCGCTTCACCGGCGAGTTGCAGACGATCCCGGGTCTGAGCCGCGAGGCCGCGGCCGGCATCGAGGTCATGCTGGCGACGGTGCCGAACTACTCGGTCGACACCAACGCCATCCTGGTCAACCTCCTCCAGACCATCTCGAAGACGGGAGACGAGGCCGTCGCCAACGCGCAGAAGATCGGCGCGGCGTTCAAGGACCAGCAGAACGGCGGCCGGATCCTCGGCGACCTGACGGCCGACCTGCGCAACCTCGAGGACATCCAGGTGCTCGCGCGCCGGATCGCGGCCTCGCTGACGCCGCAGCAGGCGGTCTCCTACTTCGACACGATCGAGGGCCGCCTGAGGAAGCAGGCCGAGCAGCAGGCGTTCATCGCGGAGGAGAACGACAAGGCGATCCGCCGGTATCCCCTGATCGGCAACGCGCTGGCCGACATCAACGAGCGTCTCTACGGGGCGCAGGCCACGCAGCGCAGCCTCAACGAGGAGATCCGGGTCGCGACCCTGGAATTGCAGAACCAGCGGCGCGAACGCGAGGGGATCGTGGCCGCGCAACAGCGCGAGGCCGACTTCCAGAAGGCGCTCAACGCCGAGGCCTCGCAGACCGGCCGGCTTCAGCAGTCGGAGGCCGCTTCGGCGGTCTTGCGGGGCCGGCTGAACAACACCGGGGCCGCGAGCCGGATGACCCCGGCCGAACGCGACCTGATGATCCGCACCGTCTACGGCGAGGCCGGCGGCGAGCGCGCCGAGGGGCAGGAAGCCGTCGCGAACGTCATCCGCAACCGGATTCTCAGCGGGCGCTACGGCGGCAACTACCAGGACGTCGTCACGGCGCCGCGCCAGTTCTCGGTCTGGAACCCCGGCGACCCGGCCGGAGCCCGCGCCCGGGCCTTGAGCCCGGACAGCGACGAGTACCGGCGCACCGGCGAGATCGTCGACAAGGTCTACCTGTCCGAGGCGGCCGACCCGACCAGGGGCGCGACGAACTACTACAATCCGAGGGCCGCCGACCCGGCCTGGGGCAGGACGCTCGGGAACGTCACCGACATCGGCAACCACCGGTTCGGCAACACGCCCGAGAGCCCGCCGGTCGGGGACGCCGCGCAGCAGGACGCGATCCGGCAGCGCCTCGAGGAACAGGCCGACATCCGCCGGCGGATCGCCGACGAGCAGCGCGGCGGCACCCGGGCCGACGTCGAGTCGCTGACGATCGCGCAGGAAGCGGTGGGTGCCGCGCGCAACCAGGTCGAGGAGGCGCGGCGCCTCGTCGAGGCGCGCAAGGACGACGAGCGGGCGGCGCAGGGGGGCACGCCGGCCGCACGCCTCGCCGCCGCCCGCGCCGTCGCCGAAGCCGAGCAGGCCCTGCGGGACCGGCAGCGCGCGCAGGAGCAGAGCGAGATCGACCTGCGCATCGCCGGCATGGAGACATCGAGCGCCGAGCGCGTCCGCATCGTCAACGACGAGGTCACGAAGCAGCAGGCCGCCTATGCCCGCGGCTCGGCCGAGTGGAACCGGCTCGAGTTGCAGAAAACCAACAGCCTCCGGGCGCAGGAGAAGGCCGCGGCCCAGGAGGCCGAGACCCTGCTGCGGGCACGCACCGCGCTCAAGACGGTCGGATCGGACAACAGCGACCCGGACACCGCCAAGGCCCGGATCGCGATGCTCGACCAGCTGCTCGCCAAGGAAGAGGCGGGCTCGCTCAAGTCCATCCAGCTGGCGCGGGAGAAGGCCGAGATCGAGACGGAGATGGAGCGCGCCTCGGCCGCCGAGAAGGCAGCGGCGGAGGACACCGCCTACCAGAACGCCCGCCGCGTCCTCGAGGACCGGATCAAGGACATCCGCGCCGAGGCCGGCGAGCGCCAGATCTCGTTCGAGGAGAGGCGGGCGCAGACGCTGACGGTGCTGGCAGAGATCGAGACGCTCGAGCGCGGTCACCAGGAACGGCTGACGGCGATCTGGGGCGACGGCACCAGCCAGTACCGTCAGGCCAGGGCCCAGCTGCTGCAGATCGACGGGCAGTCCGCGGCCCGCCGCGCCCAGGCCGAGCGTGAGGTCAACAAGGCGGTCTACCAGGACACCCGTCGCTCCTACGAGCAGATCGGCGCGACGCTGACCAGCAACACCTTCGCGGTGCTGCAGGGCCAGCAGACCGTCGCCCAGGCCGCGCGCGCCACCGCGATGTCGATCGTCCAGAGCTACGTGCAGGCCAAGGTCCGGCTCGTCGCCGACTGGCTCGCCGGCGTCACCACCCACCAGGCCGGCGAGGCCGCCAAGACTGCCGCCACGGTCGCTGGCGTGACCACCCGCACGGGCGCCGAGGAGGCCGGGGCGGCGACATCGCTCGCCACGCAGGGAGCCGCGATGGTCAAGTCGATCATGGCTTCGGCCGCTGAGACCTTCGCGGGCATCTTCGGCTTCCTGTCGCCGCTGATGGGCCCGGCCGCTGCTGGCCCGGCGCTGGCCGGACAGGCCACTGTCGCGGCGGCTGCGGCGGCGATCCCGTCCTTCGCCGTCGGCGCCTGGTCGCTGCCCGGCGACACGTTGGCAAACGTCCACCGCGGCGAGATGATCGTGCCGGCTGCCGCCACGCCCTGGGCACAGAGCCTGATGGCCCAGGCCGCCAGCGGCAAGGCCGGCGGCCCCCCGGCCGGCACCGGCGACGTGCACTTCCACGTCTCGGCCGTCGACGCGGCCGGGGTGAAGTCATTCTTTCGCACCCATGCCCGCCACATCATGGAGGCGATCAACGACGGCGTGCGCACCGGTTCCCACCTCGGCCTGTCCAAGCTGCGCAGCTGATGGCGACGTTTCTCGGGGTGAACCTGCTGCCGGCCTCCGGCGAGTGGGTCTACGACACCGTGCCCCACCGCGGCCTGCATGCCGGGGAGGGCGCCTTCGTCGCGCTCAACCTCAACGCGGCCCCGGGCGGCACGAAGACCGACTACAGCGTCTCGCTCGACCAGCTGCAGGCGCAGTACCCGGCTTGCCGGACGGTCAACCTGATCGTGGCGTGGTTCGGCTCCTCTACCGACGTCGCGCAGGCCAGGGTCTATCCCTCGACCACCTTCATCGGCGGCCAGTTCCAGGCGCTCGTCTCCGGCAGCTGGCAGGCCGACCCGTGGCGCTGCTCGGGGCTGACGCAGGCCTCGCCCGGGCTGATCCCGATCTCGGCCAGCGGCGGCACCGCCACCTATGGCGGCACGCCCTCCGACCAGGCGGTGGTGCGCTGCATCCGCGACCTCAAGGCCCGCGGCCTGCGCGTCGTGTTCTACCCGTTCCTGCTGATGGACTGCGCCGGCTATCCGTGGCGGGGCCGTATCGGTTGGACCGGGAGCGACAAATCGGCCGCGGCGGCGAGCGCCGTGGCGGCGTTCCTCGGCTCCGCCGCGCCGTCGCAGTTCACGCGCGACACCACCAACCTCACGGTCGCCTACGCCGGCTCGCCTACGGACTTCACCTTCCGGCGCATGATCCTGCACTACGCCCACCTCTGCGTGGTGGCGGGCGGCGTCGACCTGTTCCTCGTCGGCTCGGAGCTGCGAAGCCTCGAGGCGATCCGCGGCCCCGCCTGGACCAAGACCGGGACAGTGGGATCGGACGGGCGTGCGACCTGGGACTATCCGTTCGTCGCCAGTCTGATGCAACTCGCCGCCGACGTGCGCGGGATCTTCGACGGCGCCGGGCTCTCCCGGGACGCATCTGCAATGAAGAACCTGATCTCCTACGCGGCCGACTGGTCGGTGTGGACCGGGTACCAGCACCCGGGCGAGGCCGGTCAGTGGCCCCATCTCGACCAGCTCTACGCCTCGGCTGCCATCGACCTCGTGGCGATCGACAACTACCTGCCTCTCTCCGACTGGACCACTGGCACCGGCGGCCTCGACGCGGCCAACTGGAGCGCCCCGGCGCCGACCACTTGGCCGCCCACAGCCGCCACCATGAACGGGCTCGGCCTGTCCGGATCGCCGATGCTGGGCTCGCTCGCCTACCTGAAGGCCAACATCGAGGGCGGCGAGAAATACGGCTGGTTCTACGCCGATTCGACCAATCTCGGCCCTGGCCTCGACCCGCTCGGCTCGGGGCTCACCGTCTCGCGCCCGAACGGCGACCGCGCCACCCAGACCCGGACGCCCTACGCCGCCGGCCAGCAGCTTCTCGCGCCCAAGATGCTGAGGTGGTGGTGGAACAACCCGCACCCGGCCGTCTACGACACCGGCGACGGCCAGGGCTGGGTGCCGCGCGGCGCGCCTTCGAAGTGGGTGCCGCAGTCGAAATCGGTCACCTTCACCGAGTACGGCTTCCCGACCTGCGACCGCTGCACCAACCAGCCCAACGTCTTCTACGACCCGAAATCCACCGAGAGCTTCACCCCGTACTGGTCGGCCTGGGATCCGGCGGAGGGCGGCCGTGTCGCGCCGCGCCGCAACGACACCCTGGCGGCGCTCGGGCTGCAGGCGGTCTACGAGTACTGGGTGGTCGACGGGAAGAACGCCGCCTCTCCGGCCGGCCTGAAGATGATCGAGCCGACCTTCATGGCGGCCTGGAACTGGGACGCCCGCCCGTTTCCGACCTTCCCGCTCCTCGGTTCGGTCTGGGGCGACGCGGCGAACTGGCGGGTCGGCAACTGGCTCGGCGGCAAGGGGCCGGCCCTGCCGCCGCCGGCCGCCGACGCTCCGCCCGCGCCGGGTGGGCCGTATCCGAGCTTCCCGACACTCGCGGGCCGGGGCTGGTCGACCCGCTACCGGCCGGCCTTCGTCACAGCCATGGCGGGCCACGTCTCGGGCCGCGAGAGCCGCGCCACCCGCCGCAGCCAGCCCACCTGGGAGATCGAGATGACCTTTGACGTGCTGCGCATGGATGTCATCGCCGACCTCCAGGCGCTGGTTGGCTTCTTCGGCCGGATGCGCGGACGCGCGACGCCGTTCACGGTGCCGGTGCCGACCTATCTCGGCCTGGGCTCGTCGCTCCTCTGCCGTTTCGCCGAGGACGCCATCGCGCCCGAGCAGTTCATGACGCGGCTGTGGGAGCTGCGCTCGCTCAAGCTCGTCAGCGTGCCGGCCTGATGTCCGGTGCCGGCCTGATGCCCGCGACCTTCCCGAGCCTGCCGGGCGCTGCCTGGCCCGTCACCAAGCGCCCGATCACAGCGACCCGGGTGGAGGCGCACGCTTCGGGGCGCGAGGTGCGCAGTCCGCTCTACCCGGCTGCGCTCTACGAGTTCAGCCTGCCGATCGAGGGCCTGACGCCGGACGGCTCGTTCCCCGGCCTCGGCACGGCGAGCCTGCAGGCGCTGCTCGGCCTCTACGTCCAGTGCCGCGGGACCTGGGGGACGTTCCTGTTCACCGACCCGACCGACGGCGCCGTCACCAACCAGGCCCTCGCTGCTGGCGATGGCGCGACGACCGTCTTCCCGTTCGTGCGCACCCTGGGCGGGCTCACCGAGACGGTGGGATGGGTGACGGCGGTGAGCCGGGTGACCGTGGCGGGTGTCACGCAGGCGGGCGGCTGGAACCTGACCGCCCCGAACCTCCTCACCTTCGCAACGGCGCCCGCCGCCGGCGCCGTGATTGCTGCCGACTTCGCCTACGCCTTCCTCTGCCGCTTCATGGATGAAGGCGTGGATTTCGAGCACCTGATGCAGGGCCTGTGGGCGGTGAAGAGCCTGCGCTTCCGGAGCACAACGGCGTGAGGGCCGCGTCGCCGGCGCTGGTCGCCTATCTGGTAGGTCTGGGGGCGCAGCGGGACGTCGCGCTGCTCTATGCCGACTGCTACACGATCACCCTGCGGTCTGGCACGGTGATCGCGGTCACCAACGCCGACGTCGCGGTGTCGTTCGGCGGCTTCGTCTACCTCGCCAACTCGCTGATGGTCGACGGCCTGCGGTTCCGCTGCTCGGTCGGCATCGAGGTCGACCAGCAGCAGGTCACCCTCTCGGCACGCCCGACGGACCTGATCGGCGGCGTGCCCGCCATGGTGGCGCTGCGCAACGGCGCCCTCGACGGGGCGAGAGTCCGGCGGGAGCGCGCCTTCCTCACCGACTGGGGTGTGCCGCCGGTCGGCGCCGTGCTGCTGTTCCAGGGCCGGGTCTCGACGGTGGACGCGGTCGGGCGCACCTCGGCGCGGATCACGGTCGCCTCGGACCTCGTGCTGCTCGACGTCGACATGCCGCGCAACGTTTGGCAGCCGACCTGCAATCACGTCCTGTTCGATTCCGGCTGCGGCCTGCCCAAGGAGGCGTTCGGGGGCACTGGCGTCGTGGATGCCGGCGCCACCCCGACGCGCATCCCGTGGACGGGCGCCTCGCCGGCCTACGCCCAGGGCACACTTACGGTCACCGGCGGGGCCAACGCCGGTGCGACCGCTAACATCAAGATGGCGGACGCCACGGGCCTGACCCTGGCCTATCCGCTCCAGACCGCGCCGGCCGCCGGCGACACCTTCGTGGCCTATAAGGGCTGCGACCACACCCTGGCGACCTGCCGGGCGAAGTTCGCCAACGCGGCTCGGTTCCGCGGTTTCCCGTTCGTGCCGACGCCGGAGACGGCGTTGTGATCCGGCTGCTCGCACGATCCGGCGCGGGGTGGATCTCGCCGGCGGGCTACCCCGACCTGTCGAGCCCATCGGCCCTTTGCACGCCTTGCCGGACGATTGTCGTTAGGGTCCACGATAGAGCGGTTTGGCCGCCATACCGGCCTCTCCCACCCGCGACCTCCTCCCGAGGCGCCGAAGCATAGCGCAGGCCTCGAAGGAGGGGTCCAGAAATCCCTGAGATCCCTGGCCCCCTCCTTCGAGGTCAATCGATCTTTTATTGACCAACACTCAGGATGAGGTGATAGAGCATTAATTTCTACGTTGTCTCAATATTTTAAGTTAAGCACGGATGGGAGGATAACCCGCTATCCATCATCTCAGAAGGTTGCGAATGCCTGAGAGCTGCGCGTTGGTGTCGCTCTGAATTTGCTCTCCGACCAGCTGCCTTGCCCGAATTTCGGCATTGTAACCCCTGTTCAGGACTTTACCCGACGCGAATCCAAAGCTGATCTTGTCTGTGTTCGATCGGCTGGCGGAAGCGAAGGCGCCGGGACCGGTGAAATGGCGGAAGGTCCATGTCGGTCCCGCGCCGGTGATGCCTAGATTCTTCACAAATTGAATGCTGCCGCTGAATTCACCGTCGAGCGGCGAGACAGTGCTGTCGCGCTTGAGCCCTGTCGTCGCGATCGCGCCCGCGACACTCCGTCTGATGCCCAGCTCACCCGACAGGTTCGCATCGACATCCGGGCAATCGAACGCAGCCGGATCCCTCGAATATTTGAAATCTATATCTACCATTGAGAAATATAAATTCAGCGACAGCGTGTCCTCTCGCTGGAGATCGGCCTGACCGCTGAGACCGAAAAGATACTTGGCCGTGTCCGGGAACGTGACCTCGGGCGCGACGCCGGCCTTGTTGCTCACGTTGAGATAAACAAGCATGGCAACTTGATAGTTGTTGCCAACGAGATACTGGTGATATGGCGTCCTATATGTTTTTCCATCATGCATTTCGTAGAGAAGGCTGGCCAGCTCGCATCGTATTCTCCGGGTGATGGAGGTCGTCAGCGGAACCCCATACGCATCGGTGGGAATGTCGAAACTCGGCACCGTCAGGGCGCAGCCGGCGAGGTCCAGCGAGAGGAACGCGGCGATCACGCCTTTCAGCCTGGTCATGGGACATACTTTCGTCAGGCTACGAGCAGGGTTCAGTTCTGGATCGTCCGTTTCCGCCATAATACTCGCCCGTCATCTCACAGGCATAGACCTTGACCCGGTTACGGCACGCATATCTCGCACCGGGCAAATTCAGCTCGCATGTCATTCTGACATTTTTTGCAGGATCAGGATGATCTCCTCCATCTTCATACTTTTTGATCGTATCATCGATCATCTTATCCGTAGGATAATTCATAAAATAGTTTAAAATCTTCGGAACAACATTCGCAAAAATGTTCGCCATTGCGTCCTCCATTGCGCTGCTCAAATCTTAAGGTCCGATTAATTATTTCAACAATAGCCGACGAGCAAAACAGCCTCGCTGTTGCAATTTTGCAATTACCAAACGTCATTTTAACAATATTCGCGAATAATTGGATCATCGGTACGCTCATAATCGATGGTTGTCGAAGTAGAAAATATTCATCACCACCACCGAACCATTAGCGCGGTTTGGCGCGTCGAAAAACGTGATTGAGCGCGATGGTCTCCCACAATCTCGAAACACGATGGCGGGAGCTCGTCTTTCACCTCCTCGTGAAGCCTCTGCGAGTTGGCCGTCACGATCCCACGCCTCGGGTCACCCCGGGGCCGCGCAGCGGAACCTGGGATCCGGAACCGCTGACGCGCTCCGTCCGTGCACGGTGCCGGCCCTCGCCCCCCCCCGGATCCTCCGCGCCAGACCGGCCCGTCGCCGCCGAACCGCACGCCCCGTCCTCCCCACAAGGCCCTTCGTATGAATGACAGGCAAGACCGCGCCTGGATCGTGCGCGAAGCCCGCCGTTGGATCGGCACGCCCTATCATCCAGGGGCCGACGTCCATGGCGTCGGCGTCGATTGCGGCATGCTGCTGGTGCGGGTGTTCGTCGATACCGGCCTCGTCCCGCCCTTCGACCCGCGGCCCTACCCGCAGGACTGGCACATCCACCGCGACGACGAGCGCTACCTCGGCTTCCTGTTCGCGCGCACCCGCGAGGTGGCGGTGCCCGAGCCCGGCGACATCGTGGTGTTCCGCCAGGGCCGCACATACTCCCACGGCGGCATCGTCACCGCCGCCGACCCGCTCGTTCTCGTGCACGCCTTCTCGCCCGCGCAAGCCGTGATCGAGGAGCCGGTGAGCCGCAACGGGATGCTGGTGCAGCCCTACCGCGCGCCCCGCTTCTTCAGCTTCTGGGGCACGCCGTGAGCCTGTTCGGGACCAAGAAGCGGAGGGCGGTGACGCCGGATTATACCGGCCTCCAGATCCAGACCGCCTCGAGCGCGCTGCCCGTCGCGATCGTCTACGGCACCAACCGCGCCGCGCCGAACCTGATCTGGCACGACGGCTTCCAGACCCACGCCCAGCGCAGCAAGACGGCAGGCGCCAAGGGCGGCGGCCAGAAGCCCACGGTCACCGGCTACAGCTACTCGACCTGGCTGATCCTCGGCATCGGCGAGGGGCCGATCCAGGGCATTGGCACGATCTGGAACGGGCAGGCCATCGCCGCCTATCCGGCCTACGGCCTGAGCCTGATCCCCGGCACGACGCCGCAGGAGCCCTGGGCACCGACCGTGGTCCGGTATCCCGACGCGGCCTTGTCCTATCCGGGCACCGCCTACGCCGCGGCGACCGATTTCGACCTCGGCTCGTCGGCCAGCGTCCCGCAGCTCGCCCTCGAGGTGAGGGGCCGGCTCGTAGGGAGCCCGTCGAGCCCCGACGACGCCGATCCGGCCGCCATGCTGGTCGATTTTCTGACCAACGCCCAGTACGGCGTCGGCTTCCCGGCCGCGGCGCTCGATGCCCGCACGATCCTGGGCGCCTCGGGCGATGGCTCCTACCAGACCTATTGCGCGGCACTCGGCCTCGCGCTCAGTCCCGTCCTCGCCGACCAGGAGACGGCCAGCAGCATCCTGACCCGCTGGCTGCTCCTCACCAACGCCGCCCCGGTCTGGTCGGGCGGCCTGCTCAAGATCGTTCCCTATGGCGACCAGCCGGTCACCGGGGGAACGATGAGCGGCGGCACGGTCACCTTCCGGCCGAACGTCGCACCGGTCTACGACCTCACCGACGACGACTTCTTGCACGCCGAGGACGAGGACCCGGTCCGCCTCACCCGCAGCGACCCGCACGGCATCCTCAACCTCCAGCGGATCGAGTGCTCCGACCGCGGTCACGCCTACGCCGCCACCACCGTCGAGGCGCGCGACCAGGCGGCGATCGAGCGCTTCGGCCTCAAGGCGGGCGCGAGCGTCACGGCCCGGGAGATCTGCGCGCTACCGGTCGCGGGCCTCGTGGCGCAACTCCTGCTCCAGCGCGCGCTCTACATCCGCAATACCTACACGTTCCGGCTGTCCTGGGAGTACTGCCTCCTCGAGCCGATGGACATCGTCACCCTGACCGATCCGGGCCTGGGGCTCGCCCGCACGCCGGTGCGCATCCGCGAGATCGAGGAGGACGAGGAGGGCCTGCTGACGGTCGTGGCGGAGGAGTTCCCGGCCGGCGTCGCGACCGCGACCCTCTACCCGGTCGCCGGGTCCGCCGGCCGCAGCATCAACCGCAACGTCGCCGCCGCACCGGTCAACCCGCCGGTGATCTTCGAGCCGCCGCCGGGGCTGACCGGCGGCGAGGCGCAGGTCTGGATCGCGGTCTCGGGGGGAAGCGGCGGGGTCGCCGATCCCAACTGGGGCGGGGCGAACGTCTGGATCTCGCGCGACGGCACGAGCTACGCCGAGATCGGCACCGTCACGGCGCCGGCCCGGCACGGCGTCCTGACCGCGCCCCTGCCGGCGTCAGCGACGATCAACCCGGATCTGGCCTCGACGCTCGCGGTGGACCTCTCCCGGTCCGGAGGAACGCTCACCGGCGGCACGCAGGCCGACGCGCAGAACGCGGTCACGCTCGCCCTGGTCGACCGCGAGCTCGTCGCCTACGCCGTCGCGACCCTGACCGGCCCGAACGTCTACGCGCTCACATACCTGCAGCGCGGACTGTACGGCTCGTCTACCGCTGCCCATGCCGCCGGCGCGTCCTTCGCCCGGCTCGACGACGCGGTATTCCGCTACACCCTGCCGGCGGCCTACGTGGGCGTGCCGATCAGCCTCAAGCTGCAGTCGTTCAACGTGTTCGGTGGGGCGGTGCAGGACCTCGCCACCTGCGTGGCCTACACCTATACGCCCGTCGGCTCGGGCCGGATGGGGCCGGTGGCCGAGGCCCTGGCGGTCGGCAACCCTGTCGATCTTGGCATCGCCTCGCAGGTCGCCGCGCAGGCCGATGATTTCGGTCTCGCCTCCGACCCCTATCCCATCTTCATCGATCTCGGGCTAGCTTCAGCATGAGCATTCGCGTTCAGTACTTGCGCGAGACGTGGGCGTTCTTGCGCACCTTCATCGGCCGGGCTGGCGAATTCACCATCGACACGACGAACAACCGGTTCGTCGTGCACGACGGTGCGACGCCGGGCGGCTTCCCGACGGCGCGGGCGGACCAGGTCGCGCTCGCGGGCCGCACACCGGTCACCGACGCGAACTACGCTGTCCTCGCGAGCGACGTGACGGTGGCCTACACGGCGCTCACGGCGGCGCGCAGCGTCACGCTCCCGGCCGCGAGCGGCTATCCAGCCGGGCGGGTGCTCACCGTACTCGACGAGACCGGCGCGTGCTCCGCCACCAATACGATCACGGTGGCGGCCGCTGGCGGCGACACCGTCAACGGCGCGGCGAGTGTGACCCTGGCGACGCCCTACGCGGTCCTCGGCGCGATGTCGAACGGTGCCGGCAAGTGGGTGCTGGTCGATCAGGAGACCACCGCGCTCCAGAACCTCGCCCGCCTCGGCCTCGGCACCACCGCCGATGCCGCGAACCCCTTCGCGGCCAAGCTGAACAAGGCGCTCTGGACGGCGCTGACCACCGGCGAGGGCGGGACCGGGGATCTGCGCTACACCCTGAACAAGCAGGACGCCGGCAACACCCTGTCGCTGCTGTTGCAGTCCGGCTTCTCCGGCCGGGCCGAGATCGGCTTGACCGGCGACGACGACCTGCGCCTCAAGGTCTCGGCCGACGGCGGCACCTGGCGCGAGGCGCTGCGGGTCGAGGCCGCGACCGGCGCGGTGTCGGTCGCCCAGGCGGTCACGTGCGGCAACCCGGGTCTGCAAACCGGCGCGGGTCTCGTCGTCCGGGAAAGCGCCCATGCGAGCGGGTCGCGGCGAGCCACCATCGCCCTGGGGTCGGGCTGGCAGATCAACCAGGACAGCCTTGCCACCGGCGGCAGGGATTTCAGCCTCTACAGCACCGCGCTCGGCCGGTCCGCGCTCGCCGTAGCGACCTCCGGACAGGTGACGGTGTCGGACGGCCTGAACGTCGGCGGCGGCCTGACGCTGAACAACGGCACCGGCAACACCCTTCAGTTTGCCAGCGCCGGGGTGGCGGCGCCGAGCANGGGCAGCCGCTCCGCCGGAACCAAGCTCGTCCTGTACCCGAATGTCAGCGCGACCGAAGCCGACTTCGCCGTCGGCATCGAAATCGGTGCGATGTGGCACAGCATTCCGCATTCCGGCACGTTCTATCGCTGGTACGCGGGTTCGACCCAGCGGATGCAACTGGACGGCAACGGCAACCTGAGTGCCGCGGGCAAGATCACCGGTACGGGATTTGTCTCGTCGGCAGGCGACGGCGCAACGGGACTGTCCGTCAATGTCGGCAACGGCTATCTTTCTTACCAGACGTTCGGGGCCTCGTCGTTCATCTGGAACTACGGAACGGCCCTCTTCATCGGGACCAGTTCGGCCCATTCCGTCGCCATCGCGACCGACAACGTCGCGCGCATGACCGTCGCCGCCACGGGCGACGTTGGCATGAGCGGCAACCTGACCGTCGCCGGCAGGCTGCGCCCCGGCTCCTTCACGGTCGCCACGGTCCCCGCCGGCGTGGCGGGCGACCTCGTCCATGTCTCGAACGCCCGCAAGGTCGGCGAGGCGGCGGGCTCGGGGACGGGCGTCCTCTCCTACTACTCCAACGGCAACTGGCGGCGGCTGTCGGATGACGGCCCGGTCGCGGCGTGAGGGCCCCATGGGACAGCCATTCCTCTACGAGTTCCTGTATCGCGGCCGGCCGGCGGGCTCGGCCGAGGCGCCGGCCTGGCACGTGGTGCTGGGCCAGCACGTGACGCCGCCGGGGGCGAGCGCGNCGCAGTTCGTGGCGAGCGCGGCGCTGACCCCGGCGCAGGCGGAAGCCGCGGGGTTCCCGCTCGCGGCGGTGCTGGCGGGGATCGACGCGGCGGCGCTGGCGGGGCGGGACGCGGCCGTGGCGGAAGCGGAGGCGGCGCGGCGGNAGCGGGACGCGGCGGTGGCGGAACGCGACGACCTGGCGGCGCAGCTCGCCGCGCGCACGCCGGCCGCAGGCCTGCCGGCGGTGTCGGACCGGCAGTTCTTCCAGGCGCTGGCGGAGGGCGGCGCGATCGACCCGGGCGAGGCGCTGGCGGCGGTGATGACGGGCACGCTGCCGGCGCGGATCGAGGCGGCGGTGGCGGCCCTTCCGTCGGCCGAGCAGTTTGCCGCCCGGATGCTGCTGTCGGGCGCCACGGCGTTCGAGCGCGGCCACCCGATGGTGGCGCAGCTCGGCGCGGCGCTCGGCTACGACGCGGCGGCCCTGGACGCGCTGTGGCGCCGGGCCTGCGCCCTCTGA